GCCGCCGAGCGCAGCGATTGGCTGATCCACGACAGGGTGATGCCAACGATCAGGTAGTCCGGACTTTCGCCGGATCCTTTGAGGATGGCGATCAGCGACACCCGAGCGTATTTCCAGACGACGTGAAAGCCGAATACGAAAATCAGCACGTCGGCGCCGATGTTGACCGAGTTGTTCGGGAAGAACGAGTTGAAAACAACGTACCCGAAGAGTAGGACGAAGCAGACCCATGCTATTGTGCTTCTGACGTTCTCGGGACGACTGTCGTTGTAGATATTCGTACGCCAGACCATCCCTACCCCTTTTTGCTCTGATGCGCCTCGACGCGGGCCAACGTCCTCTCGACGAGGTGGCGCACATCACTCGTAGGCGGCTGCGGTCGCTCCCTGCGATCACTCTCGTTACGTTCGGCGATTTCCTGCCGCAGCCGCTCCAGGCGGTGGCGCGTCCGGTCGGAGGAGCGCGTGACATCGGCCGCCGCCTCTCCAGCGCGGACTTGAGCCCTCAGGTTCTGGGCGAATACAGCATTCACAGCCTCGCTGCGCGCGAGGCCCTTGCGGTGGGATAAGAAATTCACGATGCGCCTCCACATTAGGGGCGCCCCCGGTCGCGGTCTTCTTCACGCTCTCTCGCGCGGATGCGGTCGCGGTCTCGCTCCTTTTCAATCCAATTCGCGATAGCGGCCATGGAGCCACCGAGATTGCCGAGCCCGTGCTGAATTTTCTCGACCACGATGTCGATCCGGTGCGATAGGTCGCCGACCGTCTGACCGCGCGCGTCGAGAGTTTCCGTCAGGCTTTTGAGCGCGGCTTCGAATTGGGTCGTGGCGACGCTTGCCGCGTGCATCGCCGTCACTAGGCGCTCGACAAGCGCGATCTGGGATTTCTGGCACGCCTGCCGATCCCTATCGACGAGGTAGAGCGCGAACCCGAGGAAAACGGAAACCCCCCAGCCTCCGTATTCACGGAGTATTGACGCTGCGTCGAGAGGGTTCATCGGCCGCTTACCATCTCACGAAAGAAAGCCACTTGCCGTCCAGAGGCGTTTCGACACAGAGAAATCACAGCCATCGCGGGCGCGGTCCTTTCGCGTTCGTGGTGGTCAGTGCCCTGTCCGTCGGAGCCAGCAAGCAAGGCGGACGGGGCACGCTGCATTGGCGTTAATGAAGGCTCGCGACCGCGCACGCGGCGGTGAACACGAACGCCGCCACACCGAGCACGATCAGCATCCGATTGACGGCGCGGCGGCCCATGGCGTCAGTGATGCGCCGGGGGCTTCGGCGGCACCGGCACAGGCCGGTGCAGCGGCGCCGCCGGAGCAGCCGGGGCCTTCGGCGTCACCTTGGGCACAACCTTGGTCGGCTCATGTGGGACGATCTTCAGCGTCGCGATCTTCTCCGGGAGCAGCGTGCCGTCCTCGATCTTGCGCAGCACCGGCACCAGCACGGTCTCGGCGCTGGCGGTCTCGTTCAGGTTCAGGCGGCGGAACACCTTCTTGGCGATCCCCTCGGGGCCGCCGGCCCACTTCACGGCCTTGCGCGCCAGGAGGTTGACGTTGGCGCTCTCCATGCCGCGGGCGACGGCGGTGCCGAGCACGGACTGGCCTACGTTCACGTCGAGATGCGCGCCCTTGATTGAGCCGGCCGTGGCGTTCTCGGCGTAGCTGACGAACTTGCCGACCTGATCCTCGACCAGCTTCTCGCTGATGAAGGACTTCAGCAGCGGGTACTTCGTGGCGATGAAGCCGACGATGAAGGAGACGATGACCGGCGCGGCAGCCTCAAGGAAGGCGTTAGAGAGGGCGAGGATCCAAGCGCCCCAAGGGAAAACGACAACGGTGTCTCCGGTCGCGCCGACCGCCTTGACGGTCTCTTCGGCCCATGCGGGAGCGGTGACGCACGCGAAGGCGAGCGCCAGGAGGAGGCGGGTCATCAGGATTGTCTCCAGCGGGAAAGGGGGCGCCGGGTAGCCTGCCGGCGCACAGGGCGCGCGGTGCGCTTACTTCTTGGCGGTCGAGGTGGTCGCGCTCTTGCCGGGCGCGGCGACCATTGAGGAGTGAGAGGCGATGAGCTGGAACCCCTGCTGCGCGACCGTCTCAAGCGCCGTCAGGGCCGCCTGGGCTTCGCGCGTGTTGGTGGGGAACTTGTTGATCAGGTCGCGTACCTCCTTCGTCATCGTGTTGAGGGCCTTCAGATCGTCGGCAACGTGCGGCGCCTCCTTCACGAGGAAGGAGAACATGCTGGACAGGAAGGACATGAGATTGCCTTTGTGATTGCCGGGAACCGCCGGCTCGGAACAGGTCAGCGGCTGCGCAACCAGTCGAGGAGGCGCTGTCCCAGCCGGAACGTCAGGTTCGGACGCGGCGTGTAGCGCGGGGGCGGCAGTGGCTTCGGCTTCTCGGTCATGGCAGAAACCCCAGATAGGAGAACACGAGGAACCACATCGCCAGCAAGATGATGCCGGCGACCACGAGGTAGAGGTACAGTTCGTGGACTGCGGCCTGGAACTCAGGGTCGTCGTCGGGATCGATGTTCATCGCTTCGGCGCGTGCTTGACGATGTGATGGACGGCCGCCGCGCGCTTCTTGACGGGGGCAGCCCTCTTCGGGGCGACCGCATGCTTGTCGGAAGTGGGCTTCGCGGGGGCGGGCGCAGGGGCAGGAGCGGCTTTCGCCTCGACTGCGGTCAGGGATGCCGCATCAGCCTGCGGAGCCGCCACGCCCTTCTGGATGGCCGGGAGCGCCTTCTTCGCCCAGACCATGCGGCTCGGCAGGTTGACGATGCCAGGGCGCTCGAAGGCTCGGCAGAAGGCATCCGTGGCGTGCGACAGATCCTTGGCCTTGCGCAACGCCGCGATGGCGGCGGCCTCGGCCCCGCGCAGCTCGACGCAGAGATAGCCGAAATTCGCCTCATCGGTCTTCGGGTCGAATTTCTCGGCTTTGCACCAAGCCTCAAAGGCTCGGCGGCGCGGACCCGTCCATTGCGCCCAGCCATAGCCGCCGCGCGAACCCTTCACGGCGGGCTTGATCTCCTGAAGGAGCCGGAAGCCGCCACTCTCATGGCCGAGGTTGCCGAAGACGCCCGCGGCCTGGAAGTCGGTCAGCCGGAACTCCTTCATCAGCCGCGGGCCGAACAGGAGGCACTTGGCCTCGAACAGCGAGATAATGGCGCTCGTCTTTGCGACCATCACTCGCCCCCCCCGACATACTTGCGGTAGGCAGCCACCCAATCGGTCGCGATGGCATGCTGCGCCTCCTCGACGGAGATCCGTTCAGCGCAGATCATGCGATGCAGACGTTGCTCCAAGCGGTCCTTCTCATGTGCGCCGAGGGACTGGTTGAACGCCTCGGGCCACAGGTTGGTGATGTCGTTGGAGCCGCCCAATTCGAGGCTGACTAGATGGTCCACCTCGTAGGGCGGCAGCAGATCCGTGCCGGGAAAGGCCGCCTTCGGGCCGCTCATGCCATAGCGGCGATAGACCTGAAGCTTGAGCGAGCCCGAGACGTTGCGGATCGTCCCCGTCTTGGTCGAGCAGATGTCGTCGCGGCTGGTTGTGCGAACCGCGCCGGGTGTCAGGATCGGATCGGGGCGGACGCCATCGGACGCGGCCCAGGCATGGCTGGAGAGCCCGGCCGCGAAGGCCAGGATGAGGAGGGATCGCATCTGTTTCTCGAAGTTGAGGCTACGCGGCTGCCGGCCGAACGATGTCGTTCTGAGGCGACGACAGGATGTTCTGCGTCTGCATCGAAGCGAGCCTGCGGTAGTAGTACATGGCGTCGGACGGCTTGTAGGAGCCGTTCACGAGCGCGCTGTAGACAGCAGCGGCCGAGGAGGCGACCGGGCTGTTGCTCTTGTACTGGCGGAAATCCGCGATGTACGTGGAAGGGACCGGCCTACCGGATGTGATCCAATCGTACCCGACGCCGGCCGCGAACAGCCCGTAGGTCGGATCCACGAAGATGTTGCTCCCGCCTTCAACGGAAATCTGAGCATGATTGCCGACCGCGCCGCCGTTCCAGCCGACGTTCACGATCTGGAAGCCAGTTGCGGGTGGGGTCGGGCAGAGCACCTGGAACAGGTAGCAGGTCAGAAGCGCGTACTGCTGGCACTGGAGTGTCGGTGAAGCGAGAATGCCGGCGAAATCTGTCGCCGTGCCGTTTCCGTAGGGCTTCATATCGAAAGCCACCATCCCGCAGAACAGCAGCTTGACGTGGGTGTCGGATAGCCACGCGAAGTTGGGTCCGAGGTCTTTCAGGAACTGAGTGCGAGCGTTGCCGTATACAAACACGATCTGATTGGGGTCGGATTGAATGGCGGCAAGCGTACTGGAGGAGAAGTAGCTCATTTCAGCGGTTCTCAGCGTCGATAAAGAACTGGTCGAGCTTCGCGGCCGTATCCTTGCCCAGGATCGCGCCGAGCATGGAGGTCAGCGGATGATTGCGCGGGATCTGCTTCGATCCCATCAGGAAGTAGACCGCCTTATCGTGGCGCTCTTGGTCGATCTCCTTGTCCGACAGCAGCTTGTCGAGGGCGGTCTGCAGCTTGCCGGGAATGACGCCCTGGCCGAGCCACGCCTTCGCGTCCGCGTCGGGGATGATGTCTTCCGCGACCGCCTGCCCGGCGAACTGGTAGAGTTCGACCTGTGACGGGATGGAAATTGCCGCATTCCCTGGCTGCGCGATCTCGTCAGCCGTCGTCGGCACCAGATGGCCGTTGATGTCGATCCGGTTCATGGTTTCGCTCACGGGATGCCTCGCACAGTCGCGTTGATGTTGCCGGTGCCGGAACCGAAGAGCAGGCGCAGGCCGCTGACGCGGTTGGCCCCAATCGCCGAGCATGAGCCGGACGTGAAATAGACGGCGAGATTGCCGCCCGTGTCGGTGTATTGGGCCTGATGGTTCAGCGTCGGGTAGTTGTTGGCGTTCCCTGGAATGCCCGGCGTGATCAGCGCGCGGCCCGCAGCGAGGCCGGCCGTGTTCATGCTGCCCGTCAGAAGAAGGGCACTTCCAGTTGTTGCCGACTGAGTTGGGCCGCTGAAGTAAAAGGCGCCCTGCTCCTGCGCGTAGTCCGAGGCGCCTGCCTTGAACGTCGCGCCCGCATCATCGGAGAAGCGCGCATTCAGGCCGGCGCCACCCGCGAGCGATTTCACGTCGTGAAACAGAAGCTCGAATGAGCCGTAGCCCGCCGGTAGCGCCAGATCGGCAGAGGCGACCGCGTTGGCGCTGATCGTGGCCGTGATCGGGCTCCGATCCACCCACACCGTGCGCCACGCACCCGCATTGATGAGCTGCAGCCGCGCCCGCTGATACGGGAACAGGGTCGTCACGCCGTTGGTCGTGCCGTCGAGGCTGTGGCCGGACGGCACCGCCAGCGTCACAAGCCCGTTGACGGCATTGCTGTTCATGATGGCGCCCGTGCGCCAGCCCGGCGCGACGGAGCCCGGCATGGTCAGCGTAGACGTGCCGGTGACGAACTGATCGCGGTCGAGGTCGGTCGCTACCAGTGTAGTCGTGGCGCTCGGTGAGGCGGCCTGCGCCCCGCTCAAGTTCGTGCGCGCCTGATCCTGCTGGCCGCTGGTCAGGCTCTGCGCCACGTAGAGCAGCGCGTTGGAGGCCGTACCGGCCGGCAGGGCAATCGCCGTCCACTTCGACGTGCCGTCCGAGAACAGCAGCACGCCACTGAACGCTGTCGTCAGGGCCAGCGTGGCGGCGCCGTTGATCTTGTCGGAGCCCTGCGGCGCGATGGTGAGCGCGATGGTCGGCGAGACCGCGCCGCCCTCATCCACGATGGCGAGCGGGTGCCCGACCGGATAGGCCGACGCGAGCGGGAGCGTCGCCGTGCGTGAGACCGTGAGGCTCGCGATGCCGATATAGGTCTCGGCCGGGCCGATCACGACGGGGCTGTCGGCAACCCCGTGACGCTTCGGCAGAAGGAAGCGCCGCGACGTGCCATCCGGCTTGTGCGTGAACAGCACGTCGTCGGCTTGGTTGATGGCGATCTGGCCGTCCGCCAATGCAAACGGCGGGGCGCTGCCGAAAACATTAGACCAAGCATTCTGAATAGTCATTGCTTCGGAGCCTCAGAAAGAGCCATCATTGGCAGAATAACCGTTCCCGCTGTTGGGGATGTCGTAGCAGCCATCGCTGATGTTGATGATGTTCCGCGTGCCGCTGTACTGAGCGATGAGGTCCGCCATCGTGTCGGCGAGGTTTACGGGCGCGGCGGCGCCGGTCGGCGTGATGGTCATGTTCTGGAGGTTGGCGCCGACCGTCCAGATGCCGTTCGCGTAGGTGACGGTGACGCCGTTCCCCTGCCGTATGAGCGCGGGAAAGCGGCGCAGCGCTTGGCTGTCGCTCATCGTGATCTCCTGATGGAAATGGATCGGGCCGCCGCAGCGGGGAACTGTCGGGCGGCGAAGGGCAGGCTTGAGGCTGAGACGGCGGTGCCGGGTCTCAGGGGGTCTGGTAGGTGAATGAGCCGATGAAGCGTCGGCCATCCCCGCCGGGATAGGTCCCGTCAGCCTTGCGGATCGCTTGGACCGCGGTCGCGCCGCTGTAGATGATCCCGAACGCCGGCTGACCGGTCACAAGATCTTCAACGAAAGTGACTGTTGCGTTGCCGGTGGCGGGCAATCCCGGCGGCAGTGAGATGGATAGACTGCCGGCACCAGTCCCGTTCGTTGTGATCGTGGCAGTGATTTGGCCGACCACCGTCTTGCCTATCTTCTGATAAGCGCCACTGACAGACCCGGCCGCCGTAAGTGTCCCAGAGCCGGCCGTAAGCGTCGGCGCGTAGGAGGTCCAAGCCGCCCCGGTCATCGTCAGGTTGCCGGCCAGATTGATCGTGCCGCTGCCGGCAACCGACAGGCTCTGGCCCGCTGCGAAGTTGATCGCGGAACTGGAGAAGGCCGCGCCCGAGAAGTCGAGGCCCGTCTGCCAGTAACCCTGAAAAGCATGCGCGGCGAGCGGCGCATTCCCAGCGACACTGCCGCCAATCGTCAGGTACGCGATGCCCCCAGGCATGAGGCTGTCATAATTGAGGTACTGGCCGACCCACCACTTGTGCCCGTGAACCGACTGCCCGATGGCGATGCCGTAGGTGCCCGGATAGATCACCGACGACGGCCCGTCGCTAGCCGGCAGCACGTCAGGGACGATCTGCAATCCGGTCGTGTAATGTGCCCCGGGCGTATATTGCAGTCCCCAATCGGCCCAGCGGTTGCCGACGTTGATTTCTGCGCCGATGGCAGCGCCGCTGCTGAATGTCTCGTTGAGGGGGCTTCCGCTGTAGTTGTTGCCGGAGGATGGCGTGTTTGCACCGAGCCATCCGCCAAACACCTGACCGCCGGAAATATTTTGATGCGTGGCCCATGACGTCAGGCCGACATCGAATTGCCCAGCGGGAGTCGGGGCTGTGACGTAGTAGCTGAAAAGGGCGTTCCCGTACTGGCCATACCCACCGGAACGGGTTGCGTTGACGAACGTCGGTCCCTCTCCGACTGAGCCGTTCGGCGTCGTCTGCGTGGTGGTCAGTGCGTTGTTCGCGGCTGTGAAACCACCTGCTGTGACTTTGCCGGGGAAAGCTGGGCTGTAGAGCAACCGAGCAAGCGTGCCAGAGGCTGCCGACCCGCTCGGCGTCACGCTCATCCCCGACACGTCTCCCGTGGAGCCGGAGCCGGTGAGGGTGAGGCTTTGGAACGAAGGCGTGCCCTGGCTCTGCGCCTGCGCAAGAGCGGGCGCGACGATCAGCACAATGGCGACGAGGATGCGGGGAAGCATGTAAGCTCTCACGAGATCTGAATGACACCGCCGTTGTTCCAAAGCACGCCCGGCTGGCTCGGAAGCGTGGTCGGAAGCGAGGCGATGACGGCGACGAGCTTGGCTGGAAGCAGGCTGTTCGTCACAATCGGATCGGAGGCCGGCGGGGTTGGCTGCGTGCCGGCCGCAAGCGCGGCCACGCGCGCCTGGAGGGCGTCAGTGGAGGACATGATTGCCTGCTGTTGGAGGGGCTTGGCGGCGCCTAGAGCGCGTAGCCGTTGTTAACCGGCGTGATCCGCAGGTAATTCTGCGTCGCGTCATTCGGCAGCGTTGCGCCCATATCAGCGTAGAATTGCAGGTAGATCGTATCACCGGCCGCGAGATCTAGGACAGCACTCGAAACGCCCTGCGTTCCATACGTCCACGCATTATAGCGCGTGAATAGCCGCTTGAACTGAACGCCATTCTTGACGATCACGAGCGCGATTGCCCCCGCGGTCGCTGCTGCCGGATTGTATTGGCAGCCGATCTCTAGGTTGTAGCGGCCAGACCTGCCTGTCGTGAACACGCTGGTGCTGGGGTTCCATTCCCCCGCCGCGTCGGTCGTGACCGATCCATAGGCCACCGCCGTGAACGCCCCGGATGGGATCGTTTGTGTCGTGGCTGGAGCGACGAGGATGCTGGTCCGCGGGAACTGGCTCGGCAGGAACTCGATGCGGTCGCCCGACCCGTTGCCGGTCACGTTCGCCTTCGTTCCGTCAGAACGGATCCGACAGCGATCCGTGTCCGTCATCGCGACAGTAAGGGATTTCGCGTCGATCACCGCGCCGCGGGTCGAAGAAAGCCGAATGTCCCCGCTCGGGTGCGTGGTGTACGGCTGCACGATCCGCGGAGAGCGTAACTCAACCTCCAGCACCTTGTAGGCGTCGTCGTTCGTCGTCCCGGCGCCGACGCACTTGAGAGCGCCACGCTGTAGCTCAATGGTCGGTGTGTCGATTACCACCGACCGGCTGAAGCGATTGCCGCCCGTGGAGCGCACGAGGAAGGCGTGCTCGGCCGACATCGCGCCACTGCACTGGATCAGGTTCACGCCACCGCAATCAACCAACTCGAAGGCGTTGACGGACGGAAAGACGGTCCCGCCGCTCGTGTTGGCGTAGTAGGTTCCGAACCCTTTGCAGAGTTCAATCAGAGCCTCGTTCAGGGCCTCAAAGTAGAACAGGCTCGCCGTCGCGGTCACGTTTTTGTGGTAGGCGTTGACGTTCCGCACCGCGACCGTCTGGCTGTACGGATCGCCAGAGTTAACAGTCGGGTCTGGAACGATCATCAACCCGTGGGTCGCGTCGGCCACGTTGTCGATCTTGATGCGGCTGACATCGACACCGTCGTATGCCTTCCACAGACGGAGGCCGTGCCCCTGGCGCCCCATCATGTCGATGCGCAGGCCCGCGGCTCCGATACCAATTGCGGAGTAGTTCGTCCGCGTCTGGCGCATCTCAATCAGAGCCTTATCAGCCCCGAGATCGGCGCGTGCCGCGAGCACCGTCGCGGCGATGCCGTCACCAACTAGGCTCAAGCCGACGCCGCCGAAAGTCACGCTGGCTGACAGATTGTAGAGGCCGCCAACGATGCGCAGGCGCTTGCCCCTGGCATCTCCCTCTAAGGCAGTGTTGGCGAGCGCCGTTGCTGCCGCCTGGAACCCAGACGTAACGTCGTCAGTGCTTGTGCCGGCAAGGATAGCCGAGTGATAGCTTGGCTGGATGAAGTCGAAGATGTGGGGACCGGATCGGTCAGAATAGTCGTTCGTATCCAGCTTCCCGTTGAGCGCCGTCAGGGTATCCTGAGCGACGCCGAGGAGATCGGAGGCGGAGGCCGCAACATACGGAACGCGCTGCAGGGCGCTGGGCGGCGTAACGCCGTCCCCGATGATCCGGAACCCATCCGCGAAGTTGACGAACTCCTCGCCATCCTTGAGCGAGGCCGGCAGGACGCCGGGCGTGCGCGAGCGCTTGAGCTGGATGCTATTGACAGTGATCGTGGTCATCTAGAGCAGCCCGCCATCAATGGTCACGGTGATGTCTTGGTCAGGCAGCCCGGTAATCGTTGCGGCGCCCGGCATGACCCGCGGCCCGTCCAGCACGCGGATCGTGGCGCGCTCGATCTCATCCGTGGCGCCGTTGACGGTCGCCCACGCGATCAGTTCTGCGTCGCCGGGGGCGATGTTCGGCAGGCTTCCGGCCGGGAAGATGAACTGTGCGTGCAACTGGTCCGGCAGGATGATGAGCGGCCCGCTGCCATCGGGCTGCGTCTGCGCCGAGAGGATGGGGCGCTCACGACCGTAGAGCGGCCAGCCGTAATCGCCGCCCCAATAGCGGGGTCCGCAGCCCCGGCTACGCTGGTAGAGGGCCATGGTCACGGTAGCGCCCGCGAGGCTGTTCAACTCGCCCGTGCGCGGGTCGCGCCAGGACAGGGTATCGCTCCACTGTGCGGAGGGGCTGATTGGCTGGAAACGGCGCAGCGGCATCGGCCCCTCAGAGCTTGATGTAGCGGGTGCGGGCGATGAACGGCGGCAGCGTGTTGTGCGCCGCGCCGCCGGCTGACGTGACAACCTGCGTGCTGCCAGACGTGGTGATCGTGGCCGCGCCGCCGACTTCCGTTGAGGTCAGGGCATGGGCCGCCTCGCCGCCCGTGGCGCCCAGTCCCGCGCCGTTCGGGATCGTGCCGTTGGCCAACCGGCTCGCGGTCAGGTCGGTGTTGCCCATGTCGGGCGTGCCGATCTCGAAACGGGCTCGATCATCCGGCAACACGATGGTCTTGTTGGCCGACCAGTCCGCCTCCGCGCCCGCGGTCGAGCGCCCGCCCGAGACCGTCAGGCTGGCGTCGTTGTTCCAGAGGAAGACGAACAGCGCGTGGCAGTCGGCATTGGCGCGCTCGGTAGCGGCCGAGGCTGCGGAGCCGATGGTGAGCCCGTTGGCGCGGACGAAGCCGGTACGCGAGCCGGTGCCGTGCCGGGTGATCACGTCGCCGGTTTGCAGTTGCGCGTTCGGGTCGAAGGTGCCCGAGACCGTCGCGGCGACCGCCTCGCCCTTCAGGCCGTTGATGCGGCGGATCTGGCCGCCATCGGGGCCGCGCAGCACCACGTCGTAGTCGCCCGCGCCCGCGAACATGACCGGAAACACGCCGTCTACCGTGACGACGGGCGACGGATGCACCTTGGTCGGGTCGAGGGCGGCCGTCAGGTAGAGGCTGCGGGGCGTCGTCGTGCCGGTGTCGTAGGCATAGAGCTGCGCGCCATCGACAGGGTATCCCTGATCGAAGACGGGCAGCCCGCTAAGCGGGACATAGGCCAAGGATTAAGCTCCTGAATGTGCTCAGCGCGCCCTAGCCACGCAGCAACTTGCTCGCGTAGGTTGCACGCGGGATGGAGGAAACGATGCGTTGCGTGTTCGTGGTCGGTGCGGCGCTACTGGCGCTCACGGGGTGTAAATCGACGGCCGAGCGCGCCACCGAGGCCGACAACTTCTGCCAAGGGATCGGTGCCCGCCCTGGATCGGATGCCTACATGCAGTGCCGGATCATCCAGCAGCAGCGCCAAGACGCGGATAGAGCGCGCCGCCTCGCCGCCATCAACGAAGGGCTCAGCGACGTGCAGCGCTCGGTTTCAGGCAATCGCGGCGTGTCCTGTACGACCAGCGAGGGCGCGTATGGGACGGTCAAGACAACCTGCTACTAAGCCGCAAGAGGATTGACCAATGCGAACCTTGATCCTGGCCGCTGTTCTACTCGCCGCCGGCCCCGCACTGGCCTGCCCGCCCGGCGCCATCTGCCCGAGCGGCAACCCCTACTCTCAGGGGCCGGCCATCTATGACCAGAATGGTGGCTACCACGGGCAGCTCTCGAGCAACCCGTACATGCCGGACAGCACGGCGAACCCATACGGGCAGTACGGCAACCGCTACTCGCCCGACAGTCTGAACAACCCGCAGACGCAGCAACGGCTGGGCTACTGACACGTCACGACGCCCGTGCGGACGGCTGGTCATTGTTTGACTGGCCGGATGAAGGCGGCAGGCGCAACGGCGCGTCGCGGTAGCCGCGCCCGCCGATCCTACCGCCGATGGGCGCCCCGCGGGCGCCGATGGCGACGAGGCGCGCGAGTGGCCCGCGGATATCCCCGCCCTTGTTGCCGGCCGCCACCAGCCCCCGGAACGCGCCCACCGCGTCGGGGTCGGTGAGCAGGCGTGCGAGCTCGTCAACGTTCTTGCCGAGCCGGTAGCGGTCGAGGGCTTCCATGATCCGATGCGGCAGCTTCACGCCACCTGTGACGAGCGCCCGCGCCGCCTCCTCGGCCTTGCTGCCGCCCGACATCTCCTGCTTGAACAGCTCGTTGTAGGCCGTGCGCGAGCCGACATTCTGCCGACGCCCGAGCGCGGCCAGCACGTCCAGAAACCGCTCCATGCCGCTCGCGATAGTCTCGCCGCCGGGCAGGCCACGCACGGCAGCGGCAAGGTTGAGCGCATCCTGCTCATTGCCGGCGACGCTCTGCCGGAATTTCGGCCCCGCCATCTGGTTCTGGCCGGCGAACTTGTCCTTGCTCGCCGCCTGGAACATGCGCTCAATGTAGGTGCGGACCAGTTGCCGCGCCGCCGTCGGGTTCTGCTGCGCGACGGACGAGACGGCGGACTGCACCTCGCGCTCCATGCCCGGCAGAAGATCCCCACCCTTCGGGAACAGCGTGTTGACGGCCCGTGCCGTGGTCTGGTCGCGCTCGGCCAGCCGGCCGACCAGCGTGCCGTTGAGTGCGTCGCGCGCCTCCTGCGCCGCCGCGATCCGCTCTAGGCTCGCTCGCGCGTCCGGCATCAGGGCCAGCACATCCGCATGCTCATCCGAGCGCATGGCCGCCCGCAGCTTCTCGGCCGACACGTTGCCCCGCGCGTCCGTCACGTCGCCGAGGATCTGCGTCACGCGCCGCTGCTCCAGCGCCCGCCGCGTGGCCGGGCCGCCGTTCTGTAGCGCCTCCTCCACCGCCGTCGCGCCCGACAGATGGCTCGGCACCTGCTCGGCCGGCACGACGGGCCGACCGGACGGCAGATTGCCCTCCCGCGCCGTCACGCGGCCGAGCGGCGCATTGCCCGAGAACACGTCGAGCGGCCTGGAGTTGGCGGCGAAATTGGCGTCGGCCGCCGCCTGCTCCGGAACCTGCTTGAGCTGCCGGTCGAGCGCCTGCCGGGCCTGGGTCAGTTGCGCGGCCTTCTCCATGTCGCCGGCTGCAGCCGCCGCCTGGACACCAGCATCGAGCCGCCCGCGCGCGTTGCGCAAGCCTTCCACGCTCATGTCGAGCCGGCCGTCCGGCCCGCGCATGTCGCGCAGTGCCGCGCCGAGCGCGCTCCGCACATCGCCCTTGGCCGTGCGCAGCTGCTCCACCAGGGCCTGCGCCGCCGGCCGCGGATCCACCTGCCCGAATTGAACAGTCGGCAATTCTTCCGTGACTGTCGTCGGCGTCACGCGCGGCGACGGCGGCGGCAGCATATGGCTCACGACGGCATCGTAGGCGTCCGCGCCGTTGATGCTCGGATCCCGCGCCATCTGGCCGATAACGCGCTCTTGGATGTCGGGATGGATCTGAGCAGGGTCTATGCCGACCCGGCTCAGATCCTCCTGCATCCGGCTTTGCGCCAGCGACCGGATCTGGTTGTGCTCATCGACCAGTTGGCCGTAGCTGTCGCCGGCCGGCCCCAGCGAGCGATCCGTGCCGATGGGGTAGGATTTGACGCCGCGCTGCTCATTCTGGAGCTTGCGCAGCAATTCCGACGAGATGTCCCGCGCCGCACCGCCGTCCGCGTCGGGCCGGAAGTAGCCCTTGGCGATCAGCTCCTCGCGCAGGTAGTTATCGATGGGCTTGCCGTCCGGCCGCACCAGCTTGCCGTAGCCCGGCACGGTGTAGCGGTGCAGATCGGTCGCCAGCACGTCGCCATCGGCCGCCAAGCCGCCGTTGCGCGCGATGAACTGGCCAAGGCTCAGTGGCTGGCCGGTCTCCTGCACGGCGCCCGTGCCGCGAGCCGGCGGCGGCGGCATGGGCGCGGGCGCGTCCTGCGTGAACTGCGGCCGGCTGTACTGCGGCTCCTCGACGATGGGCGGCCCGGCCCGCTCCACCGTCACGGTCGGGCCTTCCATGCCAACCGTCTCGGGCGCCGAGCGGGCAAGCGCGGCGTCGCGGGCCGCCTGCTCCGCGCGCTGCGCCTCACGGGCGGCGCGGACGCTGCGAAGATCGGTCTCGACCGTCCGGCCGACCTGAAGAGGAGACACGGCAGGGCCGGCGTCGCGCTGCGCCTGCGCGACCGCCCTGCCCTGCGGAGAGACATCGAGCGCCGAGCGGGCCGCGTCCGCCACCTCGCTGCCGAGTTGCGTCGGAGCGGCATGCGCCGGCCCGAGCTCGTCAATCAGCCCGCGTGTGGCGACATCCGCCTGACCGGCGACTTTGGCGTTGACCGCGTTCAGCGCGCCGAGCGCTTCCGCGTGCCGGTAGAGCCCGGCCATGTCGGACACGCCATTGGTCGCCGCGTCCCAGGCCAGCCCCTGCGGCAGTTCCACGCCGCGCCCCTGCGCCTCCGTCATCAGCGCGTCGAAGCGCCCGAGCGCCGCCGCCCGATCCGCCTCGGACAGGTCGCCGGCCGCACGCGCAATGGTCTTCCCGGCGTTCGGGCGGATCGCCGCCGTGCCGAGCGCCAGGGCCGCACCCGTGCCGATACCGGCAACGGCCCGCGCCCAAGGCTCGGCGGCCGTGCCCTCGATCCCCGGCACCTGTCCGGCCGCCTCGCTGGCGACGCCGGGGATAGCGCCGTACTTGACGACGTTCTTGGCCAGATCCTTACCGGCCTGCGCAGTCAGCAGGCTGCCGGCCAGATCGGCCGCGCTCGCGTAGGAGAACGGGGCCGCCTTGAACGCGATGCTGCCGGGAAAGGCCACGCCCTGCGCGGCGAACTCCGCACCCGTCTTGGCGAATTTGCCCAGGCGGGTCTCGGGTTCGTAACGCTGATCCGACTGCCGCTCAAAGGCCGCGGAGCCGAACCGCGCCAATTGCTCGCGCGATGGGGCGGGCAGGTGAACCCATGCGCCAGGGGAGCCATTCTTAGCCGCCGCCTCGCTCTCGGCCTTGATGTCGTCGAGCGGGCGCCCCTGAACCTTCGACTGGCCCCAATCATACAGGGCCTGAAGGCCAACCAACGCATCGGCCGGGGCGCCGGCCAGTCCGGCGATGCCGCGATCCGCGCCGGCCTCAATGGAATGCCCGATGTCGGCCGCGTAGTGCCCGGCGCTCGCGAGCCACGACGGCACCCGTGACGCGGACGCCACGGCTGTCCCGCCATTTTCGCGCGGCGCGCTCGGCGCACCTTGCTTGGGCGGCAACACGTCATCAAACATGTTCCCCGCCGGGGGCGGCGCAGGGCCGTCCTTCGGCGGAAGAACGTCGTCGAACATGTTCATTCAGCGTCTCGCTTGGCTCGCCTTCCAGGGCGCCATCATCGGCACAGTCTGCTACGCCTTCCACGATATGGCGCAGCAGTCCGGCGAGCCCGTGCAGGCCGGTCTCGCGCTCGCGCTGGGCATCGGCATCGCCTACGCCCTGACGCTGTTCGTATCCGTGTTCCTCGACGCCGGCCGGATCCTGCATGGCAAGATCACCGGCCGGCCGGTCGCACCCAAGCGCCGCCAACCCCTCAAGATCGAGGCGCCGCGCCGCTCGTTCGGCTCGCCCTGGTAGCGCTACAGGTCCGGCGGGGGCTCGAACCCCTTGCGCCGCATCGCGTCCTTGATCTGCTCCACCGAGTAGCCTTCGCGGATCTTCGCCCGCGCGTCGTTGATGGCCTGCGGCGGCGGCGCCTGAAACTTCGGCGCGTTGTCGCGCGCCGCGCCGCCGTCCGGCTGCATCGGGTTCGGCACGGTGCCCGGCGGGTTGCCGCCGCCCTGGCCGCCGCGCTTGGCCGCCTGCCGCTCGGCCTCCAGCGTGTCGCGCGCCTGCTGCGGGGCCTTGTGCGCGGCGCGGATTTCCCGCTGCAGCAGATCGACCACCGCCGCGTACTGCTCTTTCGTGTTGGCGGTGTTGAGCAGATCGTAAGCGTGTTGCTTGTCGGCCACGGTTGCGGCGCCGGTCGGGCTGACCGCGCGGGCGTAGGTGTTGACGAGTGTGTTGTTGGCCGCGTTGAACTCGCGGATGGCCGGATCGCCCGTGTTGGTCTGGATCATCTGCAGGACTTTGTTGACGGGCACGAACTGCGTGCGCGCCACCTTGTCGGACGCCTGCAGCGCGAAGTTGGCCGCCTGCTCCGCTTCCGCGGCTGCTGCCGACATACGGCCGGCCGAGGTACCCAGCGAGCGCTCCTGCGCGCCGAGACCGGAGGCGACCGCCGCGTTGTGCAGGATATCGCTCGGGTCGATCCCGCGCTCCAGCGCCCGCTGCGCGGCCAGCGCCGTGATCCTGCCGCGCGTGCCCTTGTCGAGACCGATCAACGCCTTGGTGTCGCCCGCGATGACGCGATCCGCCGTGTAGGCGGCCTGCTCATCCGACATGCCGCCGCCCGTGGCGCCGCCGTCGTTTTTGGCGACGACTACCCCGGTCGGGCCGACCACCATATCGCCCTGGCGCACGACGCGATTGGACGTAGCGCCGCTGCCGATGACCCACGCCTGAACGCCGGGGCTCTTGAGATCCCAGCCCTGGCTCTGCGCGTACTTGGTGCGCGCTTCGATCTGGGCTGTGATCTTGGCGCCCTCATCCTTCGACTTGTTCTGGAAGTCGGCATAGGTGCCTTCGTAGCCGCCACCAGCCGGCGACTTAGCGAAGATGTACTGCTTGGCGCTGTCGGGCAGCTTGGTCTGCTCGAGCTCGTTCGTCAGCAGCGTGCTCACGACCTTGGACTGGCCTTCGGACAGGCCGGGCAGCATCGATGCGCGCAGCAGGGCCTGGATCCGCGCCTGCGAGGCCGGCGGGGCGGCGGCGATGCCGGTCGCAATTGGGGCCGGGATGCCGGCCTGCGCGAGGTGCGCGGGCGCTTGGGCCGAGACCTGGGCGCGAACCTGCGGCGGGACGGCGGCCGCCGTGGCCGGGCTGTCCTCGCCATCGTCCGCCTGCGCCGGGGCGGCCTGCGCCGGGGCGGCCTGGGCACCCACCTGCGCGACCGGATTGCCGCGATCCATCACCGTGCCGGGGATGCCGGCGCCCGCCATAGACTGCGGGACAAGCACCTGCGGCGGCCGCGGCGCGGGCGGCACAGCCATCGGCGCAGCGCCATTCGCCTGCATTGGCGCGTTGAGGATGTTGCTGCCAACGCCGATCTCGGCGGGCGGCGGCTGGCCGACCATCGACGGCGCCGCCTGCGGCAACTGCATCGGGCGCACGGGGGCGACGGGCGCGGGAGGTGCCGGCATCGCGGACGGGATCGGCACAGCGTCGGGCTCGGCGCTGGCCATCTGGACCGGCCGCTGCGGCGGCAGAGGCGGGTTGCTGATCACGCCCGGCATCTGCATCGCCGTTACCGGCATGTCAGGCGCCTGTCCCGTCGCTGGCACGCCAGCCTTCGCGAGGTTGGCCGTGAACATGTTGACGTACTTCTGGCCCGTCGTACCGAGGCTGTCGCGCGCGTTCGCGCCCTGCGCCAGCGGCCGGCCCGTGAACCACACGGAGGCCGCGTCCTGCGGGTTGCCGTACTTCTCGACGGACTGGCCGAATTTCTTGTTGAAGATCGCGTCTTGGATCTGCGGGCTGGACAGGAACTCCTGCGGCGACACCTCGCGGCCCAGCGCCTCGCGCGACCATGAGGGCAGGTTGCTCTCCATCACCTGATAGCGGCCGAGCGCGCGGCCGTACTTGGGATGGTTCGGCCCGACGATATCGTACCGGCCGCCGCTCTCGATGCCCGCGATGGCATTGGCGTAGTTGCCGACATCGGAGCCCTGCGCGAAGGTCGGCAGGCTTGTGCGCGGCGCCCCCGTGGCTGCCCCGGCCTCCACCCCCGCGCCCGTGACAGCAGGAGCCGCGCCCTGCGTGCCGTACAGGCCGCCGATCAGCCCGTCCAGCGAGGAGGCGTTCAGCTTCTGCTGCGCGATGGCTTGCCCCATCTTGACGAGGTTGAAGCCGGTGCCGGCATCCCCCGCGTTGAAGGCCACGCGTGCCGCGCCCGTGTAGTCGCCGCTCTGAACCAGATCGCCGAGCTTAGACAGCGCGGCCTTCTGCTCGGCCTCCTTCTGGCTGGCCCGAAAGCCATCGCCGAGCGAGCCGAAAGCCTGGAAGTATTCGCCGAAGCTCATTCGCCGCTGCCCCAACCCCCGCCGCCGAACGGCTGAAAGCCCACCATGTCGGCGAGCGCGTTGCTGTTGCCGTTAGCGCCGAAGTCGGACGCCAGCTTGCGGAGGCCGCCACCGATCAGGCCGCCCATCTGCGTGTAGGCGTTGCCGCCCTGCTGCTGGCCGAGTGGCGCCATCGGCTGGCCCTGCCCCTGTCCCTGGCCTTGCGGCTGGACGGCGACGGCCTGCGGCTGGACGGGCGGCTGCCCGAGGAAGGGCAGCCCGCCGTTGGCCTGCCCGCCCATCGAGGCGAACAGGTTGAAGTAATCCTGCGGGGTCATGCGTGCCTCCTCAACCGAACAGGCCGGTCAGGCTCTTGATGCCGCCCGTGATCGCGCCGAGCAGGTTGCCGCTGGCTTCGGTCTTCGCCTTGGCCAGATTGTTGTTGTTCTGCACGTACTGGTCGGTCGCGTGGTTGATGTCCGCGTTCACCTGATTGGCGAGGTTCATCAGGTTGGAGCCGACCTGATTGTACGCGCCGTACTGCGCCGTCCCGAGGCCGGTGGAGAGGCCGGCGCTGCCGGTGCCCAGGTTGCTGTCGATGCTGCCCAGGCCCGTGCCGAGGCCGATGTTGCTCGCGTTGAGGCTGTTGCCCAGGCCCGTGTACAGGCCGCCGAGCGCGCCCGCCTGCCCGGTATACGTGTTCGCCTGCGCGTTCGCGAGGCCAGTGCTGTTGGCGTTGAGCTGATTGCCCAAGCCCGTCGAGATGCCAGCGAGCTGCGTACCCTGCTGCGTGCCGAGCTGCGCGAGCGTGTTGCCGTAATTCTGGCTGGCGTTCGCCTGCGCCGACAGGCCCTGCGACAGGCCCGCCATCCCCTGCGAGTACAGGCCGGTGCTCTGCTGCAGGTTGTTGACGTACTGCTGATACCCCTGGTTCGCGAGGCCGGTGGCGGTGTTCAGGATGTCGGACGTGGCATTGCCGCCGGCCAAGCCGCCGCGGGCCGCAGCGGAGCGCTGCACGGCGCCCAGCGCCTGATCCCGCGCGTACTGATATCCGGGCGCCTCCACGAAATCGGCCTGCGCCTGCTGCGACCCGGCCGCCCCATTTGCCCCGGTGGCGTTCAAGTACCGACCGACCGAGGGTGTGGCCGCGTTGACCAGATACTCGTTCATGCCGGTGATCCGGCCGAGCAGCCCCTGCGTCTGGTTGTACTGGCTGCGGAGGTCGTCGCGCGCCTGCCCGTAGCCCGACGAGATGTCGGTGCGCGCTTGCCCGTACTGGTCGAGCAGATCCTGCCGCCCCTGGCCGTAGCCGGCCGCAAGCGCGCCCTGCGCCGCGCCGTAATTGGCGTTGATCGCGTCCTGTGCCTGCCCGTAATACTGGCCGAGATTGCCCTGGCCGGTGCTGTAGCCCTGGTTCACGTCGGTTCGGGCCATGTCGTAGCCCGTACCCAGCGCGCCCTGCGCCTGCCCGTACCCGGTATTGAGCGCCGGCAGCCCCGAGCCGAGCACATAGTTGTTGGCCGACGTATAATTGTCGCCGAGCGCAGTCGTGCCCTGCTGCAGACCTACGTTAATGGTGTACTGGTTGTTCTTGTGCGCCGTATCCCAGGCGCCGCCAGTCAAGCTGTCGAATATTCCCACGGCTTTATCCTAGCTCAGCGCTGCGCGTAGCTTTACCTGCCAATAGTACAGGCTTTCGAAATACTGGAGCCACGCGATGTCCGTCATCGGCACGCTAGCCGGCGGCGGCTTGGGCGGGGCGGGGAAGGTTGCGGGAAGAGCCATCAGCTACCCGTCCGCACAGACACGCTCGGGAGCACGGCCGAGCGAAACGAGAAGGGCACCGGATCGGAGACCGTCACCGCCACGCGCACGCCGTCGCGACTGGAGCGGCCGAGATCGCCCACGCTCACGCGCTTGCCGTAGAGGCCAGGGCCGCCGATGGAGCGGATGAGCGGCTGCGCCCAGCGCCCGCCGCCATCCACCGACCATGAGATGAGGCAGGCCGCCGCGCGGTCGGCCGGTGCGCCCTGCCCCGTCGTGATGTCGAGCGTCAGGCTGCCGAGGCGGATGCGATCCGGGAAGTTGCGCAGCGGCGCGCTCTCGATGCGGGCGACGACCGGTGCGCCGTTCTCCGTCCGCGCATCCGGGTTCAAGGCCAGGACGGAGCCATCAACGATGTCGCCCAGGAACCACTTGCCGAACGCGCGCACGCTGGTCTCAGCACGCCAGCGGTTCATCCCCTGCGACTGGCGCTCATGCCACTGCTGCGTGGAGGTATTGAACTCCCAGGTCGCGCCGGGCATCGACAGCGACCAGATCGCGTTGCCGCCGAAGGTGTAGACGCAGGCGCGCAGAACGCTCGGGCCGGCCGCCGCCGCGATGGCGCGCTCCACCGGCCGCGTCGAGATCGGCTGTGGCGTGTAGCCGTTCATCATCCGGACAGAGCCGTCCGAGGCGACGAAGATCTGCGCCCCGCTCCAGCCATCCTCAAACCCGGCAACGCACCAAGGGCCATACAGCCCAATCGGGATCACCTGCGACCGCGCAAACGGGAACGGGCTCAGCCCCTGATCGGTGTAGACCTCGACGGATGACGAGCCCCAGGCCCAAAGCTGGCCGCCCTGCGCGGTGACGCGCGACACGCCGTCCGGATTGCTCTCGGCTCGGGTAAAGGATTGGTCGTTGAACTGCAGCGTGTTGCTGGTCTGGCCGGCGGTGTTCGTGCCGGTCGCGCGGATCGTGCCGTCCGCGTAGCCGAACACGAAGTAGCCATCGAGGAAGCAGACCGAGGTCGGCGTGCCGACCTGAAACCCGCCCGTGCTGGCCGGATACGGCAGCAGACCGCTCGGCGTGACGATGTACACGCCATTCTCGGTGACGGCGACGACATGCGGCCCACCCGTGGCGATGGCCTGCGCGTCGCCCACCGGTGCCACGTAGTTATCCCGCGCCATCGTGACGGGCCGCGTGCCCGGCAGCGTACCGACCCGCGCCAGCGCGTAACCGGCATTCAGCGCATAGAGGTTGTCGGCCCGCGCCACGAGCAGGGCATCATCCACCAGCAGACTGCCGCGAGGCCCGCCGACGCCGATTGTGGCAACCGGGTCGAGGCCAGGAGCCGGGAACCACCGCGTTTCGGCGCCATCGACCAGCGACAGCGCGTTGACGAGGCGCCCGGCGCCCTCGCCCGGCACGGCACCCGGCGATGAGGAGGTTGGGAACTGAAGGAGCGCCACGGCTAGAAGTAGTCCGCGCGCGTGTAGGTCTCGGAAGCCGAGAGTGCCCGATAGCGGCGCAACCGGATCTGAGCGCCCTGCGCTTCCGCGGCCAGTTGGTTGACCCCATCGTCCGGCACGCCGGCGTAGCGCGCGACGCGCGAGGCGACGACCGCGCAGAGCGGGTCGAACGCGGCGCCGGGGATCTCATCCGAGACGCCCAGGTCATAGATCCGGTCGAGCGCAAGCTCATCCAGGATGCCGTCGAGCGGCTTCAGGACGCGCGCGCGCATCTCGGGCTCGGCGTCCTGGCCGAGGCCGACCTCGCCCAGGCGTTCGAGAACGCTCTGGACGAGATCATCTTTGGTGTAGACGGCCACCGATCAGCCGATCAGGAGCGGCGACCGCGGCGGGGCTTGTCGCCCTCATCCGCCAGCACGTTGGCGCCGTCCACGTCGGAGGCGTCAGACGCCGGGACCATGCCCTCGTCCGACATGACGGTATCGGGGCTGTACTTCATGCCCGAGCCGGGCGGGTTGGCGGGCATGACGGAGCTGTCGATGCCGCTGTCCGGCCCCGGCGCGAGATTGCCGGCCTGGGTCAGGCGCTCGGCGGCCTTCTTGTCGCCCGAGAACCACGGATTGCGCGACAGGCGGTCGTAGACCTCATCCGGCACCTCGACGGCCTTGCCCTTCTCGAAGCGATGCGGGCCGACCTGGGTGGTTTCCGGGTCGAAGTCACTCATGGGCTTGTAGGTGAGCTTACGGGCCATGCCGGCCTCCTAAATCGTGAGAGCGTCTGAACCCCGAGCGAGACGCTGACGGCGCCAGGAGACCAATCCCGGCGCCGTGGAGGCCCTTAGAGGGCATGAGGATAAAATTTTACAATGATGTCGGCGAGGCCGGCGGTCGCGCCACCGGACACGAACGCGAGCACCTGCGTGTCGGCGGTGACGTTGCCCTGGCCGGTGCTGGACAGGCCGGCCTTGTAGCCGGCGGTGCCCGGCGCGATGCCGGCCGAGGTAGCGAAGGCCGAGGCCGCCGCCGAGGTGCCGACCGTCACGACCGGCGTGCCGCCCGTAAAGGCGGTCTCGACCGAGACGTTGACGGTCTCGACATGCGAGCCGGCGGGGATGACGCCGATTTCGACGCCGCCCGTGGCGCTGTCGCTGAAGGCGACGCGGCGGCGGATCACGTGGACGACTTGGCTTTCTAACTTGCGCGGAGGGGTCGCCATTGCGAACTCCTAATCAGGCATGAGGGTGCGCAGGGCGGCCGGGATTGGCCGCCCCATCGCGATCAATTCAAGATCAATTGAAGATCAGGATCAGTTCGCGCTCTGCGTGGCGAAGAACGAGGTGATCGTGCCCCAGTCGGCATTGGTGCCAGCAGCAATACCAGCGTTGGAAGCACTGTTGCGCTGCTTCACGATCTTGCCGACGCCGTAGCACATCTCGATGCCACGGCCCATCAGGAACTCGTAGTCATCATCCTTGCGCTGCGTCGGGCGGGGAAGCTGACCAACCGCGTAGCCCATGGCCGAACGGCCGACCGTGACCGCGCCGTACACGTCGGTGCCCGAGGTGCCGGCACCCGTGAACTTGAACAGCGGACCCATCTCCGGGATCTCGCGGAACATCATCCCCTTGTACATGAGGTCGCCGTCCTGGAAGAGCGGGTTCTTGTCCATCCCGGCTCCCTCACGGGCGCGGGCATAGGTGTTCGCCTGGATCATCGCCGGGTCGTTCGACAGGTCGTTGAACAGCGGCGACGGCAGGAAGGTCACGAAGTATTCGCGACCGCCCTCGACGCGCACCGGCTTGATATGCGGGTCGGCAGCCTTCGCGATGCGCTTGATCCTATTGAACGCGGCGACGGTGGCCAGATCGTTCGTGGCATCGACGTTGGCGAGCGAGGCCGCGAAGTTGCCGGCGACCAGAGTGGACTGGCCGTTGCCGAACTGAACACGGTCGGCATTGCCGGTCAGCCACGCATTGAGCTGCGCAGCGGTGGCGGTGGCGAACGGGATGCCCTGGACGTTGCCGATCAGCGAGGGGGTCGAGCCCGCCACGTTGATGGAGGCGAACGCCTTGATCACGTCGTCGCGCAGCTTGGCGGCAGCCCACTCGGTGAGGAGCGGACGAACCACCTCGAGCTGATCGGCGGCAGACTTGCGGCTCTCCTTGCGGTTGAGCAGGATCGCGTGCCGAGCCCAGTCGATGGTCAGCTTGTACCCGTACTGGTCGAGCGCTTCCTCGTTACCGACGAGGGTGTTGGCGCCGACCTGACCCTGACCCGACAGACGGCCGAGGATCGGGATGGTGATCTGCTCGCCCTCGTCCTTGAGGTCGTTGATGCGGACGATCAGCGCCGTAGGGTCGTTGCCCATGTAGTCGGCGAAGAGGTTGTCGCGCTGGTATTCCTGCCAGAACGTACGGCGGAACTTGAGGATTTCGGTTGAGCTAGGAGTGGTGGAGACGGCCATGATGGTCCTCCGTCACCGAGCCGCGCGCTGCGGTCTCGATGGCGCTTAGCGGCGCTGCCCGATCTTCGGGGGCGCTGCGTTGAAGATGTCGGCTTCCGTGATCGGCCCCTGCCCCTGCCCGGACGTGCCGGGCGCGGCGTTGAGCGATGGGAGGCCCGTGAAGAGGGGCGCGGGCCGGCCGGCGGCGGGGACGGCGGTCCCGGCGGCCTGCTGAGCCTGACCCTGCAACAGGCCGTAAGCCTGCTGCTGGAACGCGGGATCCTCGCGGAGCCGGCGCTGAAACTCGCTCTCGAACCACTTGTTGGGGTCGCCCCCGGTGGTCGAGAGAGCGCGCTCGCGGCGGTGCCATTCGACGGCTGCCGCGAAGGGGTTGTCACTCGTCTGGATGCGCTGATGCTCCAGCGGGTGGATCGTCCCGCGGGCGGCGGCGGTGTTGAACGCCTCCTCCGCGGCCTTGGCCTCGTCAGCCCCGAACTGAGCCTGCGCGGTCGCCCGCTGGAGCCCCTGGAGCTGCTTGGCCAGCATCTGCTCACGCTGCTGGAACTGCTGCGCGAACGGCGAGAACTGACGCTCAAAGACCTGTCGGGCCTGATGCTCGGCGAAGCCTTGCGGATCCAAGTACGGATCCGGCGCCTCCACCGGTGCCTGCGGGGCCTGGGGCGCTTGCGGCGCCTGTCGGCTCTGCTGCAGGAACGCCTGCATCTGCGCCATCGCGCCCCGCATCTCTGCGAACTCGCGATCTTTGGCAGCAAGCTGACGTTCGAACTCCTGCCGCCGCTTCCGTTCCTCCTGCAGATCCTCCAGCATTCCCCGCTTGCGCGGCTCAGTCTGGCTGGCCTGCTGGCCGTCCGGCTGCGACTGCGGCTCATCGCCTTCGCTCGGGATCTGTCCGAGGTTCGGCGCGGGCCGCTCCTCCTCCGCTCGCGCAGTCTCCTGGCTTGCGGGTTCGGGGCTCTGCGACGGTTCGATGCCACCGGGACCGGCAGCCTCAAAGATGTCGCGCTCCGACAGGGTGTCAGACATGGATAGCCTCTACGTTTGGCTGGACGAGACGCCCGTTACGGCCGGGCGATGCCGAACACCCACGCGATGACCCGCGCGCGGGAACGGGAACTGGACGCAGCCGAGCGACCCGCCGCAGAGGTGCGGCAGGCGCGTCAGGCCGCGCGAGGAAAGCTCAGATGCCGGGCGGGAAGCCCTGCGGCGGCGCCGGGATCGGCGAGCGCGGCCCCTGCGGCATCCGCTGGAGCAGGTGCGCGGGGATCGGCTGCGGCGGCTGCATCATGGCCGCTACGGGAGCAGCCATCGGCGCGGCCTGCCCGAGACCCGGCAGCACCGGAGCCTGCGCCAGCGCGCTCATGTGCTCGCGGGCGGTCTCGGTGCTCACCTTGTGCGTCTGCGCCTGCTTGTGCGCGATATCGACGATGGTCGCGGCCGTGTTGACCGCGTGCTGCTGGTCGAGGATCGACGCGGACTGCGCCTTGGCGCCGGCCGCATTGGCATCGGCGTGCAGCTTCTCCACCTTGGCCTCGGTCTCGGCGACCTTGGCCGCCGCGCCGCGCAACTGGAGCTGCTGCACGGTCTGCTGCAGCTGCTGCGCCTGCGGGTCGGGCGGCTGCTGACCGGCGTTTTTGATCACCTGCCGAACGGATGGCGGCAGATCGCTCATTTCGAGGAACGCGGCCTTGGCTTCCGGCGGGGTGAACATCTGCTGCTGGATCATCTCGCGCAGCGTGCCCATCATGTCCTCGCGGAGCGTGACGACATCCGGCCCCTCGTCCATAACGATATCGAGGTCGAGCTCGCCGATGGCGTTGGCGATGCGCGGGCCGGTCGGGGTCATGACGAGCTTGTTCACGTCGATGAACTGCGCACCTTCGGGGCCGGCGACGCGGATGCTCCTCTCCAGCGTCCAAAACTGCTGCACGTCCATCCAAATGTCGCGGTAGAGGCCGAGCTTCCACGCCTTGAACCGGGCGAAGTACGGCCCGAGCTGCGCGATGCCGGCCTGCTGCTGCAGCGCCACGGCGCGGCCCGAGGCCGCGGCCGCAGTCTGCCCGAGAAGCGACGGGTTCGGCCCGAAATTGTCGATCTCGGCTTTGGCTTCGGCCAGCAGCGCCGACTGGCCCTGCATCTGCTGCGACTGGTCGCGGATCTCGAACGGCTTCACGCCCGAGCCGGTCGGGTTGTACTCAATGATGCTGTCCGGCTTGGCCAGATCGTCCCGCAGCTTGTCGGGATCATCGACGCCGCCGCGCTCAACGAACGCCTGATTGACGTTGAGCATCCACAAGAGCTTGCTGCGACGATGATTAATCTCGTCCTGCTGGCTCTTCATGTTGCGAATGAAGCCGTAGCGGTCGCCATCATGGTCGATACCGGCCGAGGCCATGTTGTACCGGCAGCGGGTCCGTCCGCGGTTATCCAGCCACGGCGACACACCCTCCTTCAGGATCGTATTGCCCGTGTGCAGGGCAAAGCGCCACTTGCCGCGCTGCTTGTACCAGCATTCGACCAGCTTAACCCGGTCGAGCCTGCTGTCGTACCAGTTCTTTTCCCAATCCTGCTGCGCGAAGCTGTCGCCGCCGCCCGTGCGGTCGATGGCGTTGCGCAGATCCTCCTCGCGGTCGGGGACCAACTCAATCGCCGCGTCGAGGTCCACCCATTTGTAGACGCCCATGTAGCGGGCATCCGAGAAGTCGGCCTGGATCGAGCGCGGGTCATAGAAAAATGTGTTGGGCAGGACGCGGCGCAGCACCGTCGTCGGCTGGCCGTCCGCCTCCATCTCGACATCGCGCTCGACGCCGCCGATGCCCTCGATGGCCAGATCCTGGCTCACCTGCTGCCGGATCGCCTCCCAGCGGTTGGCGTCCAGAACCTCGCGCACGGCCGCGGTGCCGATCTCGGCGCCTTCCGCATAGGCTTGGGTGCGCGGAGATGCCTTCGGGTCCTGCCGCAGGCGATCCACGACGCCAACAATCCCGTCGATCTTGAGCGAGATGCGGTTGTTGGTGATCGGCGGCTGCCGGCGCAGTTCGAGCCGGTGCAGCTCCTCCTGCGTCCACTGGCTGCCGTGATAGTACAGCCGCGCCTCGCGCGCCTCCTCGATCTCCTTCTCCTTGCCGTCAACGTAGGCAAGGAACCACTTTTTCAGCTTGTCGAGCGAGACACCCGTCTCTTCCGGGATCGTCGCCACGGCGGTGACAGCACCAGCATCGGCCGGCAAAGGCGCGGCAGGCGTCGCAGCAGACAGCGACGGCTCGGGGCCGAACGCATTCGGCGCGACCAGAGGCGCCGGCAATGCGGACGGCAGAACCACGGGCGCCATCGCGGGCGCGGGGCCGCTCATGGGGCCAGGGGCAGGCGAGAAGGCCATCAGGCCGTTACCTCATCGAGGAGCGACAGCAATTCTGCGTCGGAGACGGGTTTGGGTTGGGCCATTAGGCGCTCAACAGCGATTGCGCATGACGCAGGACCGCATTCGCGACACGCGAGGCGAGATAATCATGACCCGGTTGCAGCGGATGAGCACCATCCGCGCCGATGAGAACGTTGCTGTTGCCGGAACCTGATGTTGCTCCGACCTTGCCGGCGATCTGCTGCCAATTTTCGCCGAAAGTGTCGAAGTAGGCGATGCGTCCGGTCAGATTAGCCTTGTACTCAGGCTGCGCCGCGACACCGGCCTTGATCCCGTCCGCGATGGCCTGCGAGGGGTTGAGCGACGGCGCCCGCCAGGGGCCGATCACGGTGAAAATCGTGTTGGGCAGAGCGGCGAGCAGTTGCGCATAGAGCGTCGTCACCTCGGCCTGCGTCGCCGCCCCCGTCGCGCCTCCCGTGTTGATGCCCTCGCAGAAGATGAGCCAATCCGGCGTATAAGGGATGATGTCAGTGGCCGAACGCGCCCGCAGGGTCTTGGCGCTTTGGTTGCCGTTGGCCAAGTAGCCCTCACCGGACATGCCGGATATGAACCAATCGCGCACCCCGAGCCGAAAGCCCGCCTGCCGTGCGAAGCAGGAATGAAAGTTGTATGTTCCGTCGCCATAGGCACCGTAGGTGTAGCTGTCGCCTACGATCATGCCCCTGATGGGGTTCGGAGGGGTCAACCACGCATCGTAATTCGCCGGCACCTTGACGCCCGTAAAGCTCCCAAAAAGGGAAGTCTCGAAGCGGATGCGACGGGGCGCCGCTGAACCGAACGTTACGGCCATGTAGAGGGCCGCATAGCTGGTCGAGCCGAGCGTGCCGGGAGTGAGCGAAACGGCCTGATCGTCAACGAATAGGCGGTAGGTGTCTCCCGTGTTTAGGGTCATGATCTCAAAGTTGGGCGCATTGCAGTAGAACTCAATCTGTTGCAGCGGGCCGCTGCGATATGTGTTGTAATCGACGTGACCAGCCACGCCGCTGCCCGGAAGCAGTGTCGTGTTCGGGACCGTACCGAGAAACCGGATTGCTGGATCATTGTAAGCATAAGTCGTCCCCGTGACGGCGCTCGATGCGTTGAGCGCGACAGTCGGCGGGGACGCCATCGCCACGGGCAAGGCGCCGGCTTGTGCGAGGCGCAGCAGATCGCGCGCCTTCGTCGATAAGGGCGAGCTGCCGCTGGACGAGCCCCCGCCGAAGGGTCGTTGGATCGCCATAGCTCAGTAGCTCCGCAGCACGGAGACGGTGCAGGTTGCGGTCGTGCCGGCGGCGTTCACGTCCTTGACCGACAGGTTGTCGATGATGGCCGTGCCCTGCGTGGCGTAGAGGTCGAGGAACGAGCCGTCTGACATGACGAGGCGCAGCGTGCCGGCAGCCGAGCATGAGATCGCGACGCCCGTGCCCGGCTGCACGGCGGTGCCGGGCGTGATCGGGCTGGCCGAGGAATAGACGTTCGATGCCATGGCGTGCTCCTAGGTTCCAGCCTCGATGCGCTGGAGCGCGGCCTTCATCTCATCGGCGTTGCGGAGGTGGGTGAGGATGGCGGCGTCGAGGGCATTGCACGCCCTGATGAAGTCGGGGCGGCGCTTGCTGCCGAGCGCTTCCAAGGCTCGCGCCTCATGAACGAGATCGCTGATCGCCGCCGCGATGTCGGCCGGGACGATCTCGGTGGTCACGCGGCCTTCCGAACGGCCTCAAGCCAATCCAACAGCAGCGGGCGAACCTGCTCTGCCGTTGTACTTTGCGAAGCGATGATGGCGTAATTCTTCCCGGTCTGCCGATCATGGATCGTGAAGATGCGCTCGCCCTCGGCTAGCTCGTCCTCACCGAAAGCAACCCCCACCAGATCCATCACGCCCTCCATGATCCACCGCCCGTCGAGCGGGTGGACGCGTAGCCGCTCGTCTTAGCCGGTGTCGGATCCTTCGGCGGGGCCGGTGCGCTCATCGTGTCGAGGAGCTGTCCGACGAGGCCGATGGCATCCACCTGATCGTCGTGAACGCCGGCCGGGAACCGCAGCAGCTCGCCCTCGAAATCGGCGCGCCAGGGCGCCCGCTCGGGGATGTACAGGCCGCCCATCGCCATCCGGCCCCGGATCGACTGCGCCCGCACCGCCTTGTCGCCGCGGGTCGGGAACACCTTGCGGGCGACGTAGGCTTCGCGCTCCTGCATCCGGCGGGTGATCAGCGGCCCGAGGGCCGCGCGGATCTGGCCGGTTTCCTCGCCCCACATCAGCGGGCGCCACTTGCGCACCAGATCGCACAGCGCCTCAACCCAGGTGGCGCTGTCCGCCTGCTGCCGCCACAGGTCGAGCAGGTAGAGCCGCTTGTCGGCGTCGAGGCCGATGACGACGTGCACCGTGTAGTCGCCGCCCGAGGCCGTCACCGCGTAGTCGCTGGCGCCGTAGATCCTCAGGCTTTCCCTGGACGGCATGTGCTCAGTCGGATGCAGCCACTCGCGGCTGAAGTAGTCGCCCGTGTCGGGCGTCGGCTCCTGCTGATAGAGCGCCGACCACGTGCGGGCGTCGCTCTCGGCCTTCCGATCCCGCAGGAACTGGCCGTAATTGTACCCGTTCGGATCGTCCCAGAGGAATTCGCCGGGCTGCCGGCCGAGCGGATCGCCCAGCAGCGCCTCGGCTCGGATCTTCAGCCGCCTGTAGGGCTTCTTGATCGCGTCGAGCTGCTTGATGACGCGCCCCGCCAGATCGTCCTCATGCCAGCGCTGGTGCATGATCACGCGCTTGGCGCCGGGCTTCAGACGGGACGAGAAGTCGTTCGTGTACCATTCCCACCGGGCATCGCGGATCCGCTTGCTTTCCGCGTCCTCGCGGCTGCCGAAGGGATCGTCGATGATGCCGAGATCGGCGCGGAACCCCATGATGCCGACGCCGACGCCGACCGCGTAGTATTCCCCGCCCTTGTTGGTGCCCCAGCGGTTGGCGGCCGTGCTGTCGGCCGAAAGCTCATAGCCGAGGGTTCGGGTCTCGGCGGCGATCAGGTTACGGGTTCGCCGGCCCCAGCGCTCGGCCAGTTCCGAGGAGTGAGAGGCCGAGAGCACGTTCGCGTCGGGATGCTGCGCCAGATACCAAGCCGGGAACAGCAGGTTGACGTAGGTGCTCTTGGCCGAGCCCGGCGGCATCTCGACAAGCAGCACATCGCTCTCGCCGTCCGTCAGATCCTCCAGTTCCTCGATCAGCCGAACGTGGTGCGGGGCCGGCGTGTAGCCGACCCACTTGGCAAACTCAGTGAGCCGTTTCCGAGCTGCCCGGCGCCTCAAAATCTCCTGCGCTGCCGCCCGCGGCGATAGCGATGAGCTCGGCGTCGGAGAGGTCTGTGACAGAGCGAGAGACATTCGCGTTGATCGTCTGAGCGGGCTTGCCATAGCCGCGGTCGAGGATGGCGTTGGCGGCGGCGACGCGCGCGGCGGGCGGCGCCTCCTTGTCCATCATCACGGTGGCAAGCGTCTCGATGGCGTCCTTAGCGCGGGACTGGCACAGCTCGCGCACGTCGGCGGGGATGGAACGCGGGCGACCGCCTGGGTTGCCGGATTGGCCTTTGACGAAGGGCATTGTTTCAAACTGTTTTCAATGATGGCGGCACAGCCGCAAATTTCGTTTTAGTAGAGGTCGAGGAGGCTGAGCAGCAGCGCGATACCGAAGGCGCTGGCCAGAACGACGAACGCGCTGGCGCCGACGACGAGCACCATGGCTTCGTTGCTCATCACAGGCGCTTAGCGAGCAGATCCAGGCCGCAGGCCCACCATGCAGCGTAGAAGGCCGGGAAGATCTCCAGCCACTGCATCTCAGCGCGGGTCATCAGAACTGCTCGACCTGACCGCTGGCCCGGTAGACGGCCGGGCGCTCGTAGCGCACCGCGCCGTCACCGACAGGCTTCCCGGACACGGGGATCGGGAGCGACTGCAGGCGCTCAATCGTCCAAGCGTTGTACGTGTCCACCCAGCGTTTGATGGCCTCCTCCATCTGCAGCTCGGCCTCGGCCAACAGCTCGGCGGTGGAGCGGCCCCGGCTTGGCTCATGGACGGCCGCTTTGATAGCGGGATCCTTGAGCGCCCTGCTCAGGTAGCCTTTGGTCCGCGCCTCGGCCTTGTCGGCCAAGTCGCTCAGGTCCGCGAGGGAGAGTGTCGGGCGGGGCGGATCGGGGTCGTACATGGTCAGAGACGCCCCAGCAGCGCCAAGACGATCACGACCAGCAGGACGAGGCCGATGATGCCGCCGGGCGCGTAGCCCCAGTTGGCGTTGTAGGCGCCCCCGAGCGGGAGCGCGCCAATCAGCGCCAGGATCAGCACGATGATGAGGATGGTGGAAATGGACATCGCCGTGCGCCCCGCCCTAATTAGAACGTTCGTCAGTGATCCTTTGGCCCATTCATGACCAGATCGGTCAGGCTGTCGGGCTCGCCATCGCCCCCTAGGCGCAGCGTGCCTTTGAGCCGCAGAGCAGGCCGCAGCACGTCGTCGTAGCGCGTGTCGTCCCAGTCCGCGCTGATGACGCTGGCGAACTCGCGCGTCGGCGGCGCCATCGTCCAGTCTATCGCGTAGTCGGCAGAGCGACGACGACGAGCACGAGCAATCGCACGATGCGACATGCGGGCTCCGGAGAAGGACTGTCGGGATGGAGCTTGGCAGATCCGAGAGGCAATTCCGGCGGCGGGTGAGTTTCGGCCTCAAGCGCATCAGGCGCGAGGCCACTCACTCACCGCGGGTCCATAGTGGGCTTCTCAGCGGATCGGAGGCGAATATTAACGTTCGCATCCGTCAAGTCAAGGCTAGGCTGCCCGCTCCACTGACTTGAAGTCGAGCTCCAGGGGCACCGCACGGCCGAATATGTCGATTTCAGCGAGCAGCCTACCAGTCGCATCGTCGATGCCCGTCACGGGGCCGCTATAGCCAAGGAAGGGGCCATCCGTGACGTGGATGGCATCCCCCACCGCAAAATCACGCTCGCCAACCACCCGCACGTCCGCGGCCGACACCTCCTCTTGCGCTAGCCGGGCGAGGAACGCCACGTCAGCCGCGCCGAGGGCAATCGGGTCTCCAGTTCGCGTACCGAGGATGGCGGTCAGCCCGTGCCGATTGCGGCGCTCAAGATCGCGCTCAGCCATCAGGCTACGGTGCTCGCTCGTCAGTTCGCCGAACACGCCGATGAACAGGTAGCCTCGGATGCGTGGCGTCTGGACCTCCAGGCGCGGCAGCTTCTGGCCGTTGCGCTGCCGCTCCCGCCAGTGTGTGGCGCAGGGCAGGTACGGGACGATGGGCGACACACCCCACGCCTCCAGCCGGTCGTGCTCGCGGCGCAGGCTCTCCCCCGCCCTCCGCTCGTTCTGCGGCGCCGTCATGCAGACGTACCAGCGCATGCCGGGCGCCCTGATCTCGGGCACCGGGTTGCGCTCTGCCGCCGGGATCGGGATCTCAGTCGGCAGGATGGCGAAGTGCGTCGCGGTGGCGCGGGCTCGGAAGCGCCGTCCCAGCGGGTTGCTGCTCATCCTAAGTTCCTCAATGCCCGATTGCGCAGGGGTTTTATGGGGTGCCAACGGCCGTCATGGGGTCGGCGGCTATCCGCGTAGCTTTTGAGGACAGACCCCGCTCACAAGCCCGCTAATTGACGGCACGGCGTTGTGCTGCTCGGTGGCGCGGGCTCGAAACCTGCCCTGATGGATCGGTCTGGGCATCAGGCGGCGCTCTCCGGTTGCTGCTGGACCTTCGCGGCCAAGTCGGCTTCGGCCCGCTGCCTCACTGCGGCGTCGGTGCCGGTCGTGACGCTGTGCGGCCCGGCCGCGTCCCGCAGCATCGCCTCCAGCTTGCGCTGGTTGGCCTCCCGCTGCGCCTCGCTCGGTTCATCCTCGGGCTCGGCGTCGAGGATCCGCTGCAGCCGGGCTGCCTGCCCGCGGGCAACCAGCGCGATCCGCTCAGCCATGGCGCGCAGCCGGTGCGGCCGAGGCGCGAAGTCCAGCGCTTGCTCGTCAACGCCTTCCGGCCCCCGGCGCCACCGGATGATCGCCTCACGGACAGCCCAGGCCGGCACGTCGCAAAGCACGTCGAGGTAGGCACCGGCCTTCGCGGCAACCTGCCGGTCGTCCATGCGGGCGGTGGCGTATTCAAGGATCAGATCGCCGACGTGGGCCAGGATCTCGGCCTCGGGGCCGGAGCGATCCGCGCGCCGCAGCTCACTGATACGCCGCTCGATAGCCACCCGCTGGGCGCCAGTCGGCATCTTCGATCTCGGGATCGTCGCGACCCGCTTCGTAATCTGGCCGGTGGTCCTGTCCACCTCCGTTCTGCCGGCCCCCAGGTCGGAGACCGCGCTGATCTGCGACCCGAGCCAAGCCGGTAGCAACAACATCGAAGCTGGATCCGCCACGTCCACCGCGGGAAGGAGACGACTGCCGGAAGAGGTCGCGAGATCCTGTGCCATTGCGCTGCGTCTCCGCTCTGAGGGTCTGCTCGATCCACGGGATGGGGTTGGCCAATTCTCGGGCGACCGCGTCGTCGATGACGGCCAGCACGATCACGGCGTCGTCGTTGGTGATCTTGAGCCACTTGCCGATCAGGCTGCCGCAGCCATCCATCGCCCGGCCTGTCAGCTTTCGGACGGTCTGCTTGCCCCGACCGAAAAGCTCCCGGCGAGGATCGGCCGGCTCGGCCGCGGCGGTCGGCTCGGCCGAAGGCGAGCCCGGCCCGACAGGGTCGGAATGGGTGTTTGGGGTGGGGGTTATAGGGGGGGTGTGGGGGGGACAGGGGGAGGGGTCGTTAGGGGCCGTCCGCGGTGTCACGGTTTGTCCCGTTACGTCACGTGACATCACGTGAGATTCGCGACGTTTCGCCTGCCGTTCCCGGTCTGTCGCCCGCCGGCGCTCGATGGCCTGCGCAGCCGCCTGGGCGGTCGCGAGCGCCATCGCCACCTCGCCGAGCAGTTCAGGAGACACGCCTTCGGCAGCAAGCCGGGCGATGAGAGAGGCGGGATTGCTCATGCTGCGCGCTCCATGAACGCGAGCACTTCATCAGCGCAGCCGGCCGGGTCATTCCAAAGCTCGGATCCGGTGAACCGGAAGATCGGCAAGCCTTCAAGCTGCGCCAAACGATCACGCGACCGATCCCGAGCCGCCTGTGCCTTCGTGCGTTCGTGGTAATCATGCCCGTCGCACTCGACGAGCAAGCGCATCCGCTTGGCGCCAACGCCGTCGGCGTGGCCCTCGTAGTGGATGACGAAATCCACCCGCCAGCCGGCGATCTGAACCTGCCGCTCGACGATGGCGACAGCGTGCGCCGGGTCGAAGGTTGTAGCGAGATCCCAGTTGTAATCGAGATCCTTCGTCGGATTCATCTTGAAGATGACCTTGACCGACCGATGCTCGCGGCCGGCAACGGCCACCAGCGCCGCGAAGAACAGGTTCTCAATCGGCGTATCACCGAAGGGCATATCGCGAAGACACATCACCTCCCTGTAGGCGAGGTCGGCCTGCTCCTGTGCGAGCAGCTCAAAACCACCCAGCTTGCTCATGCGGCTCTCCCGAACAGGTCGGATTGATCGGCAACCGGGGGCGCCGTGGCCGCTTCAGCAGCGGCGCGGCAATCCGGATCGGCGCAGCTCCAGGCGCCATCGCTGGTCAGCGTCACGCCGTAGCCAAAGCTGGCCGTCTGACCGCAGCCGACGCACCAGCGCTCAAGACGGGCGCGGGCCTCGCGCTCCTGCTGCCAGCCGACGCTGGAGAGGTTCGCGACGGAGCGGAACAGGCCGGCGGGACCGGGGAGCGTGTCGAGAAGGTCGCTCATGACGCCCTCCGCATGATCAGGGCGTCAGTGCTCGGCAGGCGCCACTTGGAGACGGCAGCGCGGGCGTCCTCGACGGAGCGCACGACCTCGACTGGGAAGCCGCAATCAAGGAGCGCGTCTATTACGTCGTGTTGCGCGTCGGACAGGCGGCCACCCGGCGCCTTAACCTCCATGAACCACGCGCTGGGGCCATCAGGGCCGGGGCCGTGGATCTGAATATCCGGCCAGCCAGCCATGGCGCCCATGGCCTTCTCGCGGGCGCCCTGCTGCGCAGAGCGGGGCTTGTTGGCGACATGGCTGATGAGCCAGCCGCTGGGCAGCGTCGTCCGCAAATAGCGGCACACGCTGCGATGGATGGGGCCTTCCACGTCACGGGCCGGGCGGCGGGGCTCGGCGTGACGGCGCTCGCGGGCCTTGGCGGCGGCAGCGCGGGCGCGCTGTTCGGCGATTATGGCGGGGGCAGCCATCAGGCCGCCCCCCGGAGTTTCGCGACGCGCTCCTTTAGCGCCGCGAGATCCGCCTCAACCTCCTCAATCTCGCCCGGATGAGCGAAAGTCGACCAAGTACGTAGTCCAACAAGCTCGTGTTCAAGGGACCGGATCTCCTCCCGAAGCTGCCGCTCAAGCTCCTGTACCAGCGACTGAGCCAGTTCGAGCCTGATAGACTTCGGGTGTTCGTAGATGAGTGAAAAAATAGATCCACGAGGCTCCCGCAGCCGGCGGGCTACGGAGGCGATACAATCGCGGATCGGCTTGGAGGTGGTCTTCGCTTCGGCCTCAACGAGGCGCCGAGCGAGCTTCCCATAGTAAACGACCGAGGACATCGGTGCACCCCAGTTCTGAATTTTCGAAGTCTGATTTCGGGACGTGGTTAAAGCGGAGCCGTACAAAGACCGTGGAGGGCCAAGGCCCGCAGGACTACGGTCAGTGTCGAGCCAGGGACTGTTTAGAGGGCCAGTCGAGCCGCCAGAGGCGAAGGGCTGCGACTTCCGGGGCAAGGTCGGACGAGATGCCGGCGCGCTTCGCGATCACATCGACCCGCTCGACCCCGTACATGATCGTGGTGTGGTCGCGGTCGGCCAGGAAACGGCCAATCTGCGGGAAGCTCTTCTGGCTGTAGTGGCGCATCAGCCAGTAGGCGATGAACCGGGCCTTCGCGACGGGCCTCGCCCGGCGGTCAGAGCGGATATCCGAGGCCGACACGCGGGTCAGGTCAGTGACCACCCGGAAGAGGTCTTTCAGCGGGTAGAAGTGCAAATGCTCGGCGGTCGGCAGGCCGGGCTCCATCCGCTCGAAGATCACCGGCCGGTTCCACTTGACCCAGCTTGGTACGGTTGCGGTCTGCATTGTTCAGGCTCCCATGGCGTCGGCGACGGCGCACAGCTCAGTGAGCCGCTGCGCGAGCGTGCGGGCGCGGTCGGTGGAGATCGGGGTGGTGAGGACGCGCCGGCCGGTAGCGTCGATCTGCGCGACGTAGATCCGGCCATGCGCGGCACGGAAGCGGATCACGCCACCGGCCTCGGTCTGGAGCGAGGTGCGGAACGTGTCGTCAGGCTCGGCGGCGGGCATTCAGGCGGCCCCCCGATCCATGACGGGGATGCCGTCGAGCGAGGCGCCGATATCGGCGAGGAACTGATCGCGGGCTTCAGGCCGGGCCGCCTCCCAGGCGCGGACGAGCGCCCGATGCTGCTTGTTGATCAACTCATAGTCGTTGCGCGGCGCGTCGGAGGGCGGCTCAGGCTTCCGGCGGGCGTCACGGGCGGCGGCAAGCTCTCGAACCCGTTCAACCTGCTTGTCGGGCGTTACGGACGCGATCTTGAGGAGCGCCGACTGATTGTTGTCGAGCTTGGCGGCGACCGCCGCTTCGCGGGCACGCTCGCTGATCGAGCCGATCTTGACGGCGCGCTGAGCCTCGGTGCGTTCAATGCCAAGCTCGCGCGAAGCGGCATTGATGCCGCTCCGAGGGCGCCCGCCGAGAGGTTTCGGCGCAACTTGCGCCGAAACCCCATCCAGCAGTTCCTGCTCGGTGATCGCGATCCACTCCGCGATCTGCTGCTTGCGCTGCAACTCGGTCAGATCGGATCGGTGGAGGTTCTCGGCGATCTCCCATTTGCGCGCCTCGGTTTCGGAGCAGCGGACCACGATGCAGTCGATGCTCTCGCGGCCGAGCAGCTTATAGGCGGCAAGCCGGTGGCCGCCGGCGATGAGGCGAAACCCAGCCATGGGCTCGTCGTCGTCCGGCAGCATGATGTCCGTGACGTACCGGACAGTGATCGGGTGGCGCAGACCAAGGCTCTCGATGGACGCGGCGAGTTTCTCGACCGCAGCCGGATCGACGGGCCTCCGCTCACCGACACTGTAGATGTCGGTGAGACGGATGGTCTCGACGCGGATGTCGTGACCGGGCATGGCTTAGACCGGCAGCGGGAAGTTTTCGCCGGCTTCCCAGCGGATCAGGTTGTTCTTCCGGCCGCTGACCCAGGCGTTCCAAGCCTTGATGATGGCAGCCGATTGAGCCACGGCGCGGTTGCCGGCAGACCGGAAGTGCGCGTCCAGATCCTTCTTCATCAGGCCGTCGCGTACGGCGAGGATCGGGCTACGAGTGCCCTGCCCCGCGCCATCCGCCAGCCGGTCGAAGAACTCATTCACCCGCGTCTTACGGGGCGAGTGCTCGCTGATCAGGTAGTAGGCGACCGTCGTCGCCGCGACGGAGCACTTGAACTTCTTCCCGATCCGAGCCCCAGGTGTCGTCGCCTCGTTCAGGTTAGGGTGGGCCTTGACCACATCCAGCACCGCATCATTGCTGATGGTGATGTTGGCGAGCGGGTTGCCGCTCTCGATGATCGCCAGGAGGCGGGCCGCTGCGGCCAGGGTCGAGGTATTCTTGTACTCGGCGACGTGCAGCGTATCAGAACCGTTGCGGCCAGCGTTGGTGTCGAGGACAGTGAACGCCTCCCGCGCCTCTCCGAAGGTCACGCGGATAGCGACGGGGCGCCCGGCGCGGACGATGGCGTGGAGCCGGTGCTGGCCGTCGTTGAGGCTACCGTCTCGGGCGAACGAGATGCCCTGAGAGGTGAGCAGCCACTGGCCGGCGCGGATGATCCGGGTGAAGCGGTCAACGTGGCGGCTACGCAGGCCGCGGTTGTGCGTGTTGTGATGGACGAGGATGTGCTCGGCCATCGCGGGCGTGATCGTGACCGTCTCGGTCAGCAGATCCGTGGCCGGCAGGTGCCCCGACCGCTTCACACGATCCGCGATCAGGGACTTGATCCGGCGCACGTCATCCTGATGCACGGCAGAGAAAAGCAGCCGTGCCTGGGGGGTATTGGTGGCGTCGCCGTGGTTATTTTGGTCGATGGGTGCTATGTTAAGCATGTGTTTTCCTCTGCGGCGTCTGGCTTCGGCTCGGCGCCGCTTTTTTGTTCCCGCCCCCGGATGGGAGCCGGGGCCGAATTAGAGATGCGCGACGGACTGGCCGCGCTTGAGCTGACGAGCGCAGTAGGCGGCGAACTCCTCGCCGCGCGTCATCGCCGTGTGCTCGTAGAATTCGTGGAGGTGGTCGGGCACCCAGGCCGGGACCTCGACGGGCTCGAACCCCTTCGGGCGGATCAGCCCATCCTTCTGGAGGTCGTTGCGCTGGCCCTGGATCGTGTAGGTGCGCTTGGCACAGGTGATCGAGGCGCCCTTGGGCGGACGCATGCCGACACAGATGCGCTCAATGATGTGCCGGCTGATGCCGAGGCGCGCAGCGATGACGCGGTACGACACCCATTCCGTCTGCCGGATGCGCTTGATCTCAGCGACAAGCTCGGGCGTCGTCGAGGAGCGGCGGTGAATGTCGAGGATCGGCCGCACGTCGGCGGACGAGAGCTTCCGAGCCTTGCGCTTGCGGATGAAGTGACGGGCGATCTGCTCAGGGGTCCGTCCCTGATCATACAGGGCCTGGGCTTCGGAGATCTCAGCAGGCGTCCAATTCATCACGCGAAGATCCAGCAGCTACCGACGATGACGGGGAGAGCGGCGGCCATGACGAGCGGCCGGACGCCGAGGCAGGCGAGCGCGGCGACAGCGGCCGAGCAGGCGCATTGGGTGGCGATGAGCGCGGTCACGCTGCCGCGCCTTCTGAAGCGATTGCGTAATGGGTTGGTGGATAGAGGTCGGGCCGGAGCATGTGGCGGGGCACGCCGGTCGCACGCTCAACCTGCAACACGCGCTGCGCGGGAACTTGCTTCCACTGCGATATCGCTTGCGATGAAACTCCGATGGCTGCAGCCAATCGGCTCGGACCCTTAGCGACCGCGATAGCGTGCGCTAAGGCGGTCTGGGCTACATCGAAGACGGGGATGCGCGGTCTCATGAAAGTCCGTGTAACCCCAACTTACACGGAATGCAAGTGAGACACAGTTGGACAAGGGAGCCGTGATGCGCTTTCGGAACCACATGATGTCCGAGGACGAACGTAAGGCCCTCACGGCCGCCCTCATTCAGCGCCGGCTCGACGAGCTTGGGCGCGATATGGCCGATTTTGCGCGTGCAACCGGCGTCAGTTTCACGTCGGCGCGGAACTGGACGCTCGGGATCAACCTCCCGACGACCAAGCGCGTGCCGGCAATTGCGTCATTCCTGGACGTTTCAGAAAGTGACATTTTAGCCGCTATTAACGGTCCTGCTGATGAGCGGCTTATATCTACGGTTGAAATACCGAGGGCCACATTTCAGAGAGAACCCCTAGCCCCGCCCCGCGTTGCCGATATCGCGGAGCTTGGGCCGCGAAATGTACCGATCCTGGGGGTTGTTGTGGGTGGTCAAACGGCCGACTTCACTTTCGATGGCTACACGATTGGTTACGCCCGCAGGCCGGCTGCGATTGCTGATCTGGCGAACGTCTATGCAATGTATGTTACTGGCAGCTCGATGGATCCGAGGTTCCGGGATGGTGAACTTGTCTACGTACACAGGCGCGAGCCCGCTGTCGGAGACGACGTGGTGATCCAGCTCAAGCCGGACGTGGACGGGGGGTCGCCGCCCGGCTTCATCAAGCGGCTCGTCCGGCGCAACGGCACCCACATCATATGTGAGCAGTACAAGCCGGCCGGCGAGATCCGGTACGAGCGCGAGGACATCCTGCAACTGGACCGGGTTATCCCCTGGCACGAACTACTGGCCGTGTGAGGCCGTGAAAGTTTCTGGGGTGTCCGTGTAAGTTTGACTTGCACGTAAAAGTTTCACGTGCTTATATCCCTCCATCGCTCAAGCGATGGAGACCTACGTGTCCGCCACCCTCGCCCCGATCTTTGCCAGCGCCGCCTTCCTGACGGGCTGCCTGTTCTACCTGCTGCCGACCATCCCGGCGGTCGCTCGCTTCCTTTCCGAGGAAGCTTGAGCCGTGAGCCGCCGCTCCCTCCACTGGGGCAACGCCCTCGCCGCCGTTAAGGCGGACCGCGCCACCCGCCCCGAAGTCCGCTCCGAGAGCCTGAAGGGCACTCGCGACAAGAACCTGCTCGCTTGGCGAGGTCGTTCCGGCCGGCGCTACGTCTTCCGGTCCCTGCCTGCCGCTGATGTCGATGCAGGCGCCCTGCGTGATGCGGTGGTTGTTGGCGTCGATGCTGACGGCCAGATCATCTCGGCCTTCGCCCACTGCTCGATGAGCGCCGTCATGGCGATGATCGACTGCGGCTGTGTCCGGGTCGATATCCATACCTTGTGCGACAGCGCCGCCGAGCGAGCTGACGTGGCCCGCGACCTTCGCCCCCTCACCAACGAGGTGGCGGCATGAGCGCGATGTCCGAACTGCACCTAGCAGAGCAGGAGCGCGAGGCCGCCTCCCGTGAGGCCGTGGCTGACCTCCTGCTCGCCGTCGAGAAGGCCCTGCGGGATCTGCAGGGCGTCAGCAAGCACCCAGTGATCGCGGACGTGGTTCGCGAGCTGCGCGCCGCCATCAAAGACGTGGAGGGGTACTGACATGGCCTCTGTTGCCGCTCTCACCATCGCTCCGCGCCACGCCCGCTCTGGCCTTCCGATCCAGCAGTTCACGGATCTGGTCGAGGTCTTGGTTTCCGCGCACGGGCCTCGGTCTGCCGCGATGAGCCTCGCCCGCCTCGCTGCCGACTTCCGCCGGGCCGCCCGTGAGACATCGCTGGCCGGCTTCGTAACGCCCCGCCTGTCGCTGAAGACCAGCCAGCTCGATGCAGCGGCCGATCTGCTCACGGAGATGACCGTGGCCTGCTGGGCGATCCCCGATGCCCCGCCGGCAAGCCATTGACGCCGCCGCCGACGCCTTCGGGCTGCTCGTCCTGACGAGCGCGCTCTTCGTCGGCACCGCCTCCGCGGTGCTGGCCCTAGCCATCACAACAACCCTGCTTTGGTGACGCCATGTCCTACCTGTCCGCACCCGACGACGATGCCCCCGAACTGCCCCGGCGCGAGCCCTCGCTGACCATCGCCCGCCTGCACCGTGAGCGGGACACGCTGCACATGCAGGCCGGCAACATCACCCGCATGCTCGACGCCCGCCGGGCCGGCGATGGAAGCTACACCCCCGCCGTCTGCCGGATGACGTTGGCGGCCACCCGCAACGCCGTTGAGCAGTACCTGCGCACCCTCGACGCCGTGGAGGCTGAGGTGATGCCGATCCGAGCCGTACCGGGCGCAAAGCCGTTCGGCCGCCGTCTCGCCCTTCCCGCCACCGTCAGCCCAGAGCGGTTCTGATGCCCGCGTTCGAGCTTAGGCCCGTGATGGGCTCCGACTGCCTCGAAATTCTCGCTGACGGTGTACGTGCCGCAGTCGTTTATCCGCCGGATGAGACTGGCCGCGTCGCCGTCTACCCGTGGCCGAGGACCTACACGACGCTGACGTTTGAGGGGTTGCCGGCGCCTCTCAAGCCGGAATGGGACTTCCACCCCAGCCTTGAGAGCGTGCGGGCCATGCTCGGCCTCCAGACGACGAGGGAGGCGGCCTAATGAACGCGCCTGTCCGCATCTCATTCAGCGAGGAGATGGCCCTCGCGAACCGGATCGCCGACGCCCTGGTGGCGGCCGGCATCATGCCAGAAGACGAGCACTATTCCGAGCTGATGGCGTCGGAGACCGACATCCAGAACCGCTTGCTCAGAATTTTGCGCGTCGCCCGGCTGACGGAGGCGCATTCAACCGCCCTCAAGCAACTAGAGACGGACATGCGGGTACGCCGCGACCGGCTCGACAACAAGGCCGTGCGCCTGCGGGGCATCGTGCTGCAGGCGATGTCGGATCTCGGGCTGAAGCGGCTGGAGGGTCCCGACCTCACCGTCACGGCCGCCGCCGGCCGACCCAAGGTGATCGTCACCGAGGAGGCCAAGATCCCCGAACGGTTCTGGGTGACGAGCCGAGCGCTCGACAAGAAGGCTTTGGCCGCCGCGCTGAAGGATGAGGCCGTCGACGGGGCCGAGCTTTCCAACGGCGGCGACACTCTCACGATCAGGGGGCGGTGATGAGCACAATCGAGAGCGGGCACGCCTGCTCAGTAGAGGGCTGCAGCAGGCCGCACTTAGCCCGCGGACTATGCGGCACGCACTATGCCCGCTGGTACAATCGCGGGACCATTGACCTGACGACTAAGCCAGAAACATTTGAAGACAAGTACGAGGTCGATGGCCTCACCGGCTGCTGGGTTTGGGTGCGGGGAAAGAATAAAAACGGATACGGCATCTGCAAGCACGAAGGGCACAGCGTGCTTGCGCACAGATACTCTTGGACACGCAGCCGAGGGGCAATCCCTAAAGGCATGCTTGTCTGTCATTCATGCGATAACCCGCCATGCGTGAACCCTGAGCATCTGTTCTTAGGCTCCTACGTAGACAATAACCATGATCGAAAGCGCAAAGGCAGAAGCGCAGTTGGTCAGAAAAATGGCCGACACAAATATCCTGCGCACGTACTCCAGGCCGCAAGGCGGCCAGATCTCACCCCATCCAAAGCCTTTGCTGAACTCGGCATCAGCAAGTCGTATTTTTATTACCTGCGCAGAGGAGGCTGACCATGTCCACGATTGAGACATCTCAGGAGATCAAGGACATTGCCGGCGCCCTGCTGGTCTTTCAGGGCAAGGTCGGCGGCGTGCTCAAGGACGGCCGCAACCCGGCGTTCAAGAACAAGTACGCCACGCTGGAGAACGTCATCGACACGATCCGGCCGGGCCTTCAGGAGGCCGGACTGGTCTTCCTCCAGGCGCCCGGCCTGATCGCCGATAACAAGCTGTCGCTGACCACCCGGCTCGTCCATGCCGCGTCCGGCCAGTGGATCCAGTCCACCATGCAGGCGCCGCTCCAGAAGCAGGATCCGCAGGCGACGGGCTCGGCGACGACCTATTTGTCGCGTTACTCGCTGATGGCGATCCTTGGCGTTCCGCCGAGTGAGGATGACGACGGCAACGCCGCCTGGGCCCCGCGCCAGATCGAGCGGCCGGCGCCCCGTACGAACGGCCACAGCAACGGCGCATCGGCCGTGGACCGGATCGCGTCGGAGCCCACCGCCTCGCAGCGCATCGCCCGCGAACTCAGCGCCAAGCTCTGGAAGGTGTCGGGTGAGGCAGCGGTGAAAGCCGTCACGAACGACGAGAACTTTCGGCAGCTCTTCCGGTCGCTTGAAGCCGCCGAGGCCGAACAGGTCGGCAGCCTGATCCGTGAGCGGCGGGCAATCCAATGACCGGCGACCGCCACACCCTGCGCCTCGCTAACGAGGCGATCCGCGCCAAGGCGGCTAAGTGGATCCAGGCGGCGCCGATTGGCTGGACCATCGAGTTCGCTGCGCCCCGCCGGACCTCCGAGCAATCCGACAGGATGTGGGCGATGTTGAGCGACATCGCCCGCCAGCGCGATCACTTCGGCAAGAAGTACCCGAAGGAAGCCTGGAAGCTGATCTTCCTGTCTGCGCTCGGGCATGAGGTGCAGTTCGCGCCCGCCCTCAACGGCAACGGGCTGGTGCCGCTCGGCGCCAGCAGCCGCAAGCTCACCAAGTCGGAGATGAGCGACATGATTGAGTTGCTTTTCCAGCAGGGCGCCGAGTGGGGCATCCGTTGGAGCGATCCGACGCTCATCCAAGGCGATGAGCGGAGGGCGGCATGAATATGCACGTCATCCCAGGCAAGAAGCGCAAGCTCTCAAGGGGTGTCTGCGCCTACTGCGACCGCCGCGTCTTCCCTGCCAATTCGCCAGAGGCCAAGGCTAACAAAGCCTGCCAAGCGACGCGCGATCACATCGAGCCGCAGCTTCTCGGTACAGTCCGAGACCGAAACGAAAACCTCGTCATCGCTTGCTTTGAGTGCAACAGCATCAAGGGGCACTACCCGCTTGAGCCGTTCATGTTCTTTCTTGCTGCTTATCGCGGAACGCCAAAATACAACATGCTGGAGTTTAGGCGCTTCGTCTATGATCTGACGCTGGCCGGATTTAAGGCCGCTCGCGTCGTCGCCTTAGCTCATCGGGCCAAGCCGCCGCGAAAACGCGACGAGCGCGGCCGGTTCATGCGGAGGGCCGCCTAATGGGAGGCCGTCCCGTCCCTCCCGAGGATATCGCCGAGATGCGCGCGATGCGCGAGGCGGGCTTGTCACAGGAAGAGATCGCCAAGCACACCGGCTGGAGCCTGCGCACCGTCCGGAACTACACGACACACGATCAGTGCCGGGTTCCTCTGGCGCTCAAGCCTGGGCAGCTTGAGGAGATCCACGCCCTGTATGCGCAGGGGCTGACGCGGCCCGAGATCGCGCGACGCATGGGTTGTTCGCTCAGCACCATCCGGCGCCGCGGGATGCTGCCCCCCGGCAGCAGCGCGCCGCTCCTCACGGCGGCCGAGGTCGCCGAGATCCGAGCGCTGCGCGCCGAGGGGCTGACGCAGGCCGAGGTCGCCAAGCGTGTCGGCCGTGGCCTGCGCTCCGTCCAGCACTACACGTCACGCGGCAGAGGCAGCCAGAAGACCACCACGCCCGCAGACATCGCGGAAATGCTGAGCCTCGCCGCAGAGGGCCTAAGCCGAACCGACATCGCCGCCATCACCGGATGGTCCGTGAAGACGGTCGGCAAGCATGTCGGCCACATCGTGCCCCGCCGGGACAAGCCCATCCCCGACCTCGCGCGCTACCGGCGCATGCTCAAGGCCGCGGAGGCGGCCGAGTACGGCATGAGCGATCAGATCGCGCGTCGGTTCGGGTTCAAGAGCGCCAAGGTGTTCTGGGTGCGCCTCGCCCACGTCCGCAGGGTGCTGGCCGAGGCAGATGATGAGAGGAAAGCGGCATGACCGACGCAACACAGCGCGATGCCTGGGAGGTCTGGGCGGATCAGGTGGGCGCCCAGCTAGACCATCCCATGACCTTCGATGAAGGCTTCCCGCTCTGGCGGGGCGGCTGGACGGTTGCCGAGGCCGTGGACGAAATCCGCACGGCCCGCGCGGCTAACTACGACCTGGAGGAGGGGGCGTGACAGCACGCTGCTATGCTGCCACGGCAGCGTACTAGCGTCCTATTACGCCAGTGAGGCCGCCGTGCCCTTGCGCCGTCAGGTAGGCGTCGAGGGCGTCGAGATAAACGTCGTGCGCCTTCCGGTCCTCCGTGAAGGCGATCTCCTTGAACTTCCGCGCTACCTTCGGGTGCAGATAGAGCATGACCTTGGCGACATCTCTCGCGGGCTTGGCGGGTGCAGGCGCGACTACCGGCTCGGCGGGCGGCTTCGGCGCCGCGCCCAGCGCTTCAAGCGCGGCGTTTCTTTTCGGCGGTGCCATCGCGCGCTCCCATCCTCTTGCTGGCCCAGGCCCAGAGCTGGCCGATCTCGGCGGCGGCCTTCCCATCGGCGGCATACTCATGGACGCCCTGCCCGAGCGCATAGGCGTACTGATGATCAATCCGCGCTGCGACCGGGACGGGGGCGACCTCGCCCGACGTGCTCAGCCGCATCGTGACGGCCGTTGTGAGCCGCGCCTGCCGGTTCGTGGGAGCCTGATTGATGACGAGCGCGTAAGGCCGCCCCATGCCCTCCAAGGCTCGCACAGTCGGCATCGTGGCCTTTACGTCGGCCTCGCTCGGCCGGACGGGAACGAGGGCCAGCGTAGCCTCACGCATCGCCCCACGCGTCGCATGGCTGTCGATGCCGGGCGTATCGATGATCGCCAGCGTGAAGCCGGCAGCGCTCAGACGCGCCAGCGTTTCTGGCACCGAGCCCGCTTGGTTGTGGTCGAGCACGGCCGGCGTCTCGGCGGTGCGGGTCTCGTACCAGCTCGCGGACGTGCCCTGCGGGTCGAGGTCGAGGACGCAGACACGCTCGCCGGCAGCCTCGGCCGCAACGGCAAGGCTCACGGTCAGGGCGGATTTTCCGGTGCCACCCTTCTGGGTGACGAGAGTAAGGACACGCACGGCCCCCTCCGCTGGTTTGCTGGCAGGCCGGCATACTTATGCACAGCCATCCTAGCAAACCGTTACGGCAGTGCGCCGGCACGCCTGGATGCTAGCGTACTAGCACGACAGCATGCTTGTGCCGGGGACGGTAACGAAGCGTTGACAACCTGCCGCAGCCCGGCCGACATGAGCGGCTACGCATCGGGAGCGCAACGCCGCGGAAACGAGACCCTGAAAAGCCAACAGGCCCCCGTCGCCAAACGGGAGCCTGCTGAAAACCTGGGGCCGTGTAGGGCCAACCGACAATCCCTACACAGCCACGCGACGCCCTCGGGTGTCAAGCGAAAGCGCCAACTTTCGCACCGGGAGAGGCTTGCCTGGACCCTGGACCGCGGCCCGACAGGGACCGTGAAGGATGGGATACGAATTGCCGCGTGCCGTGCAGGTGCGCTTGCAGTCTACCGTCAGGGGGCTGCGGAACGCCGACGCCGTGATGCGCTTGGCGACCTTCCTGGCGCGCTGGCACACGGGGCCGCGTGTTCTGGGGCGGCCGTTCACGGTGGATCGGATCGCGCTGGGGGCCCACACCGGGCTGAACTTGTCGGCAGCCCAGATCCGCGGGGCTCTGGCCGCGCTGGATCGGATCGGCCTGCTGGAGCGGCATGTGATGCCGGGATCACCGTATCGCAGGACGGAGCACGGTCTGCGGCGCAAGCCGGTGCTGTGGCGGTTCTGCGCCGACTTCTTCGCGCTCTTTCAGAAGGCCAACGCGGCGGCGACCGCCAAGCGCCTCTCGGTAGCCCGTCGAGCCGTTCCGCAGCCCGAACCACTGCTCGCCAAAAAGGAAGGCTTCCGCGGGGCTTTGCTTTCTGGCGACCAGCCGCAGAGCCCGCTGGAGGCCAAGCTGGCCCAGTTGGGCCAAGGCGTGTTCGAGGCGGAGGAGCGCCGCCGTCTCGTCCGGTCAGACCAGCGTTCAACCGGATGTGACAGCCCCTGCCCCGCGCCGCAGCCCTGGAGGATGAGATGAGCGAAACGACCGCGATCAAGGCCAAGATCGACAGCCTGATCGGCATTCACAGCCGCGACGGCTACTACACGGCGGCCCTGCTCACACCGGACGATCTGGCCGAGATCAGAGACAGGATCGCTGCCGTCGAGGCCGAGAACGACCGGCTGCGAAAGGACCGCCTGGATTGGGTTGGCGCGACCTTCCACGAAGAAGACCGGGTTGCGGAGCTTGAGGCCGAGAACGCCAAGCTGGCCGCCTTCGCCCGCGAGATCATCGAGCCCGCCTTTGATGGGCAAGACGTGGATGGCGGCACGATCCAGCGCGTGGCGCTCCACTACGGCCTGCTGGCGGAAAGCAGGTACGACCCGGAGAAGCACGGCCCGTCCTTCGCCGAGCCGGGCGATCAGTGGTTCACCTACGCGGGACCGCTCGCCCCGACCACCCCGCCCAACGCAAGATAATGCCGCTTGTGTTGCGTTCGCGGGGCGACTGAGACGAGGAGGAGGAAGATGGGGAAGCCCGGCCCGAAGAAGCAGGAACGCCCCGAGGGGCGGGAACAGTACGAGAAGCAGAAACGCAACGCCGCCCAACGAGGTATCGACTGGCAATTCACGTTCGACGCGTGGTGGGCATGGTGGCAGATCGACGGCAGATGGCAGAGGCGGGGCCGGCGAGGGCATGAGTTTGTGATGGCTCGGAAGGGCGATATTGGTCCGTACTCTCCCGAGAATGTGTACTGCGCGACGGCCCATCAGAACACTAGAGATGTCCCGCCAGAAAAGCGCAGCGAGGCTAGTCGAAAGGCGGCGCTTATCAGGTCATTTGACCACCTAAATGCCGGGGAGGGCCACCCACGTTCCAAAGCGGTCCTCACCCCCTCTGGCCGATTTGGCAATATCAGACTTGCCGCTGAGCACCATGGCTACAGCGCGTCACGTTGTAGCCGACTTCTGAGCCGGAAGGCGCACGGATGGCGCTATGCGAGCGATGAGCGTGCCGCCCCAGCGCTGCAGGAGTGAGCCCCTTGTCTTGCGTGCGGAATGACCCCGAGGAGGATGAGATGGGCGACCCGGTTCTGATGTGCGCGGTCTGCCAACGCCCGGTGGATCGCTGGGAGGCTATCGAGGAGCCGTGGACGATGGTGCGGACCTTCGTCGCCTACTGCCACGGCGAGAAGGACACCTGCCGGATCCCGATGCGGTATCTCTCGGACATGCAGAACGCGATCCGGAGCGGCCAGAAGGTCGAGGCGGTCGCGTTTGCCCGCGCCGCCCTCGCCCATTCCGCCGACGCATAGGCCGGGCTTGTCGGCTAAACGGTCGTATTCCCGGCACCAAGTGCGGCCGCACTTTTTTAGGGCAAATGGCCCTTTTTCCGCTTGACGTGATCGGGCCAATGGCCCTATAACAAATTCATCAGCAAGGGCGAACGAGCCCGGCGATGGAGAGCAAAATGACCCAGGTCCCCGCCTACAACACCCGCCGCTTCCGCCTCCTCGGCGACTTCCCCGCCGTCCTCGCCATCGCCGGCGCCGAGGGCCGCACGGTCCTCTACGCCGAGGTTGGTGCCGACGCCGCCGGCAACCTCGTTTTCACCTCCGAGCCCCGCCACTACTGGGCCGACGAAATCGAGGAGGTCTTTTGACCTCCCCTTCGGAAATCGACCGGCTAGAGGCCCTTTGCCGTGAGGCAGAGGGTCGTTTGGCGTCAGAGCAGCAGCGGTTCTCGCAGACGCTATCGGCTCGCTACAGCCCAATGCGGCTCATGGACTTAGCGGCAGAAGCCGCGAAGGCACGCCGCGCCTTCATGGAGGCGAAGTATGGAAGACGAGGATGACGACTTGTCCGGCCTTCTGCCGTGCCCGTTCTGCGGTGGCGGGGAACTTCGGCGCTCAGACGCGCACCTGCCGCCCACGATAGAGAAGCCCGGCGCGCTCATCAGCGTCACGATCCGGCACTGGTGCGAAGGCATCGCGCCGGGCGCGGTTTCGGCGACCCGCGAAGTCCGCGGCCGTGACATGGCGTCAGCAACGGCCGAGTGGAACCGCCGAGCATGACCGCCGCCGAGCTGCGCGCCGCCCTCAAGTCGCTCGGGCTCTCGCAATCCGCGGGAGCCCGCCTCCTCGGCGTAGACGGCCGCACGATGCGCCGCTGGTGCGCAGAGCCCGGCCCGAGCGCCCGCGAGGTGCCGCCGCCTGTCGCGCGGTTCCTCTGGCTCATGCAGGCCGCCGGGATCGGCCCCGCCGAGGTGGAGCGGCTTCTGGAGCCGTTCCTTCGCCAAAACGAAAGCCCGTGAAAACGGTCGGATTTCGGGACAGCGGGCGCTAGGCTTGCGGGCTAGGCCCCTTGGCCCTCGCCCGGCGCTTGAGTTCTCGGGCGATGCCCTCGCGGATCAGGTCAAGGCGAGCCTCGCCATCGGCAAGCGAGGCGTCGATCTGATCGGCAACCTCTTGCGACAGTGGCAGGGTGAGGCGAACCGGGTAGAGCTTTTTTCTTGGCATTGGCTCTTGTTTCGTATGTACGATACAGATATAACATACCTACGAAACGAGGAGATCGCAATGCGCCCTTGGACGCTTTATCCGGCCCAGGACTACCGGACGTGGAACCCCGAGGCTCAGCCCTACCTCGTCCGCTGGACGATGCTGCATGATCCACGGCTCCGTAGCTGGCGCACCGAATGCCGGGAGTTCTCGACGGAGGCCGAGGCGCGGGAAGCATACGGCCATCCGGCGGCGGCATCGGTCGAACTGATCCGGTGCGAGCACGCTCTACCCGGCAAGCCGTTCACCATCCTGGCAGAGCGCAAGGAGCCCAAGCCGAAGCGCAGGGCGGCGTGATCGCAGCCGACCTTCGCCAAAATCGAAGGTCGGTAAAACGGCCGAATATCCGACAAGGGAGAAGGTGATGAACTCCGTCAAGCGCTACAACTTGGAGCGGAACCGGGCCTTCAACAGCCAGCGCACGGGCGACGACCGGCGGGCCTATCGCGCCATCATGAAGGCGTTCCAGCGCGAGAACGCCGAGAAGCTTGATCCCGCACGGCTGCGGCGGCAGTCGGAATACCTCGACGCCCTCTTGAGATATGGCAACAAGGCCGCATCGTTCCCTTCGTTCGATGAATGGGGGAGTGGCCGATGAGCGAAATGCCGGCCGACATCGCGGCAGCGATTAACTGGCTGACTAAGTGCGAGCGCGATCTGCTCCACTACGCGTATCCGAACTCGGCCGCCGATTTGACGTACTTCAAGGCCGAGATCGTCAAGGCGCGCGCCGCGCTCAACGCCACGATCCTGAAGCATCTGGCTGCCAAGGCCGCCCCTACCAACCACAACATCTAGTGGTCGGGAAACTGGCCGTTTTCACGACATCAGGAGAGGGGAATGCGCGAGTTCACATGCGACGGCATCAGCGACGGCGAGACGATCTGCACCGGCTGCTGGGATAAGAGCGGCCACGACATCAAGGCCGACACCAACATTCCCAAGGGCGAGCCGATCTACTGGAGCCGCGCATCCTACGAGTACGACGAGTGGGATAGCTGGTGCCGCAAGTGCGCTGCTGAAGAGGCGGCGCGGACCTATTAGGAACTCCGTCCCGGTCGGTAAACCGGTCGTTTTCACAACATAGAAAATGGAGGCCAAGCTATGTGGAAGCCAATCGGCCCCGAGCACAAGGACGGGGAATGGGTCGTCGCCATCCATCAGGACGATCCCGACAACAAGGCAATCGTCTGGTGGAACGAGAAGTCACGGGACTACCCGTGGGTGGGCTCGGCAGGGGATCATGACTACCGCGAGGGCGCGTTTACCCATGCCTTCCCGCTGCCGGCGCCGCCCCACCACAACATCTAGTGGCAGCCCGGCGACGACCCCGTGTCGGGGTTCCGGCCGTTTTTCCGACGCCGCGCTGGGGCGGCCTCGGAGCCCATCGAAACGGCCCCGATCCTGTCGGGAAAATACGCCACGATAATCTATCGTCGGATAAACGCTAATTTGGAGCAATGCCGACATGATGAAGAAGCGCGGCCGGCCAAAGGCTGACCACCCAGATGGATGGGAACAATACGGGCGGCAGAAACGCACCGCCGCTTTTCGGGGTATCGAATGGCAGATTACGTTCGATGAGTGGTGGGCATGGTGGCAGGAAGACAGCCGCTGGCAGCGCAGGGGCGCCGAAAGAGATCAACTGTGCATGGCACGCATCGGCGATAGCGGACCTTATGCCATCGGAAATATCTACTGTACGACTAAATCCGAGAACATGCGGGATGCTTGGGGTAATGGCCGCTGCGACGGCAAGGTAGGGTGCCCCCATAAGCTGTCCAATCATGATGTTGAGCAGGCCAAGGCGATGCTCGCAGAGGGCAGCCCCTTCAAGGAAGTCGCTAAGCGCGTCGGGGTCAATCGGGATACCCTCCGCCGCTATCTGCCGGATGGGGGCGGCGCACTTCGAGTAGCCAAAGGCCGGGGAGGCCGGCGCAAGAAGCTGTCCGATCAGGATATTGAGCGCGCCAAGGCGCTGCTTGCAGATGAGAAGATCCCCGTCTCGGACATAGCCAAGCGCTTCGGGATCAACCGCGACACTTTCTACAGTTACTTCCCCGGCGGGCGGGCCGCCTATCAAGCGGAGAAACGTTCGTGAGCAATCCCGACATGCCGGCCGACATCACGGCAGCGATTGAGAAGGCCCTATCCGAAGCATACGAGTTCGGCCTGTGCGGATCTTCTCAAAATCTCATCGACCGGGAAGAAGCCCGCGCCGCACTCGACGCCGCCATCCTCTCCCGCGTCGCCGCCGCAGAGGCCACCCGAGACGAAGCCCTTCGCGAGCAGAAAGCCGTCGTACTTGCTGAAGCCCTGCGTGACGCCGCCCTCGCCCGTGCGGAGCGGCTGGAGGCGGCGCTGACGAGCGATGAAGCTGTTGAGGCTGCCTGCAATGCCTTTTTCAGCGACCCGGCCGCCCCCTGGAGCCTTGCTGTAGAGGGGGCGCCTACGCTGGCCGATGAGGTCCGGCGTCGGATGCGCGCCTCGCTCCGCGCCGCCCTCTCACCCGCTGCCGAGGAGGCCGCATCCCAGCTCCCCCGCGCGTGGCCGTCCGGCTGCATCAAGCGCAACAGTTGCGCTCGCAACCGCACATGCATGTACGCGCAGTCGCCGGATCAGTGCCGCCACTTCGGCAAAGACATCAGGGCCGACATCGCGGCCGCCGAACGCGACCGGGAATGGGCGGCAGCCGCGCCGCGATGATGGCGGAGACGGTATCCGCCGACAGGGAGAGGACGATGACAGAATTTGCCGACAAGCTGGAAGCGGCCCGCGCGGAGGTCGCCCGATTGGAGCGTTACGCTGCCACCGCGACGTGCCGGGAAGTCGGTTGCGACATGCAACACGCTGGCGGCCGGAACTGCGGGTGCGAGGGCGGCGTGTGCAGCGTGCCCGTCTACGTCTGCACCCGGTGCGGTGACAGCGACTATGGCGACAACGCTGAGGCCGCCGAGCGCCGCGCCGAGTGCGCCGATCTCGTGACCGAAGCGCGGGCCGGCATGGGTGTGCTGTAGGGTTCGACGGATGGGATTTCCCCCATACCAGCGAGGAAGCGATGATTGAGAAGATGCCTGACCACGATCCGCGGGCCTTGAAAGGGTTCGCCCTCATTGCCGAACGGGAGAAGGATAGCGACACGGCACGGGTGATGCGGGCCGCCGCTGCCGAGATCGAGCGCCTGCGCGCCGAACTAGAAACCGCCCGACAAACCATCGCGGCGATGGCCGGTCACATCAACAGGCCAGCCGCCTAGGGGGGTCGACGGACGGGGCCTCCGACATCAGGGAAAGGGTGATGGAAAACAAGCCAGAACAAGCCACGGGTGAGCCCTCGACGGTGGAGGAGCGTGAGGCGCTGCGCCGCCGTAGGCGCACAGAATTTCGGCCCCTTACGCTGTCGCCGCGTGAGGTTGAGGTGCTGGACGAAATGCTGAGCATGGCCGAGGCGGCGATTGCTGGAGCCGGGCTCAAGGATCTGCCGAAGTAGGGCGGCGTGGGCCGCCAGTATGGCGGACAAGGGAACTATCGAATGGTTTAGCAAGGGGATACGATGTCGGGAGCAAAGATCATCCGCGGTCTTACAGAGGCTCAGGCGCAAGCGCGCATTACGGAACTAACCGAGCTTGTCGCCAACATGGAGGCAGCCGCGAAGGCTCTGCTTCAAGCCGCCAGACCACATATCAATAATGACGTGGTACTGACCCGTGCATACCACGACATGAGGAAGGCTATGCCAATCCGTCTTGTGGCGTCCTGAGTTCGACAGACAGGGGAATCCGCCATGCGGGCGGGAGGGCAAGAGATGACGAACCCACACGAGCCGAAGCTGTACGCCATCCGGTTTGTCCGTAGCCAAGAGGATGGCGGCTATATCGCCACCGTCCCGAAGCTGCCGGGGTGCTCGGCTTTTGGCGAAACCATTGAGGCCGCAGAGGTCGAAGCGCGGCACGCCATCGCGGCATGGCTTGAGGCATGTCGTGCGGCCGGCAACCCGGTTCCGTGGCCGGACCTGTTCTGAGGGTTCGACGGACAAGGGTTCCGCCCTGCCAGCGTCTGATAAGGCTTAGATTATCAGACCCACGACCGCCCAGGCACGAAATCAGCGGCGCCGAGCGCTGCCTTCTGCGTCTAGCGCCCGCTCCACCAAGATACGTACCGCTTCTGACCACGTTGGAATGCGTGGCTGCCTGCGGCGCCATTCCTCAATGCGGGCGACCCACCGCGGCGTAGCCACGATCTGCTTGCGCTCGGTGGCGCGCTCGCCGTCCGGCTCGACCCGTCTCGTCACGCTGGCGCCCGCCCGTTGAACCCTGATCATCGCCACTACCCTCGCTTGCCTATCGCCGCAAGATGTGTAACTTGCTCATATAGGGATAGCAAGACAGGCGAGGTTTTCTCAATGCCGAAGGGACGTCCGTCTACCATTAGAGACGAAGGCAATATCGCATACGTTGAGCTGACGCGCGGGTATGAGGCCACTATCGACAAACGTGATATCCCGCTGGTTCAGGGATATTCCTGGCGGGCGCACATACTCCGCAAAGGGCATGTCTACGCCGCTCGCACAGGAGACGAGCCGCGCACCGTGGTTCTGATGCATCGGCATTTGATGGGTGCGCCTGCCGACGTGCTTGTTGACCATGAGGACGGCGATGGGCTGAACAACCGCCGCGGAAACATGAGGATTGCGACCCCCTCGCAAAACAACATGAACATGTCGGTTAGCAGCCGCAACCTGCTCGGCATTAAGGGGGTGTCCCAGCAACGCGGCGGCAAGTTTTCAGCCCGCATTGAGCGCGGGACGCAACGCGTATACCTGGGCTCGTTCAGGACGCCGGAGGAGGCATCCGCAGCCTACTTCGGTGCGGCTCGCATTCTATTCGGGGACTTCGCTAAAAAGTGAGCCCGCCGCGGCTAGGCCGGGCGGGCTCTCTGGTCTCGCTGGGGTTGCAGGGTCTACGCGCGCGCGGGCGAGCGGTTCCGACAGGGAGGCGCATCGGCGCCTAATCAGGATCCCCGGCGGTCGCCTGCATCGACCGGCGACCCTCAGGGCTCTGCTTCTGCATCGCGCCCGTCTGGAACATATCCCTGGCCCAGCCCGGCATGGTGTCGATCCAGGGCTTTGGATCCGGCTTGTAGGTCAGGATCAGCACCGTCAGGACGATGGAGACGAGGAAGGCCCCGGCGACGCCGAAACGCGAGGCTGTCGGCACGTTCTCCTTGATCGCCCCAGCCGGTACGACGTGGCAGATGGCGGCGACGATGGTGATGAGCTTGATCCAGCCGAACACCTCGCTGTTGATCCACACCATGTCGAAGCCGGACAGCCTTGAGACGATGCTGGCCGCCGAGCGCAGCGATTGGCTGATCCACGACAGGGTGATGCCAACGATCAGGTAGTCCGGACTTTCGCCGGATCCTTTGAGGATGGCGATCAGCGACACCCGAGCGTATTTCCAGACGACGTGGAAGCCGAAGACGAAGATCAGTACGTCGGCGCCGATGTTCACCGAGTTATTCGGGAAGAACGAGTTAAAGGCAACGTACCCGAAGAGTAGGACGAAGCAGACCCATGCTATTGTGCTCCTGACGTTCTCGGGACGACTGTCGTTATAGATATTCGTACGCCAGACCATCCCTACCCCTTTTTGCTCTGATGCGCCTCGACGCGGGCCAACGTCCTTTCGACGAGGTGGCGCACGTCGCTCGTAGGCGGCTGCGGTCGCTCCCTGCGATCACTCTCGTTACGTTCGGCGATTTCCTGCCGCAGCCGCTCCAGGCGGTGGCGCGTCCGGTCGGAGGAGCGCGTGACATCGGCCGCCGCCTCTCCAG